TGCTGCTGCTGATGCTGCTGCTGCTTATGCTGCTGCTGATGCTCGGAGAAAAGCAAGAGAAGAAAACCAACAAATGACAGCCGATATAGTCCGCGCCACAATTAACCCCACCTGGATATGAACCCAACAAAAGAAGAACTGGACGAGGCGATTGCATTTCTGAAAGATGGATTTCGTCAAGATGCCAGCATGATAAAAACAGCCCTCACCATCCTCACCCGTTACAGGGACGGAGAGCTGGTGGAGAAAGACCGATGGATAAGCGTTAAAGACAGGTTGCCGGAATTAGGCGAGGAGTTCAATGTTATTGTTGATCTGAATGACGGAATGGAACCACTTGCCTCATGCGCTGACTGGAATGCTTTGAAAAAAGAATGGTTTTACATCGGTACCGAAATGAAAATGACCGGAGTCACCCACTGGCAACCGTTACCGACCCCACCAACTAACCAAACAGAGAAGTCATGAAAACCATAACGATACCGGAATACATTTTTGATAATCTTGCTGAGTCTATTCGACTAACTTGTAACATACACGCCTGCCGAAAAAGAGAAACAGCCTACGATAGACAGGTCGAGTATTCGGAGCGATTGACTAAATGGATAAAGGAAGGACAAATTGGCGATCCTCCATTATACGTGGCTGGCAGTCTATCCACCGTCCTACGCATTAAAGACAAACAATAAACCAAACGACCTATGGAAATTGAACAAAAAGAGAGGGAGAGGATTGAGGCTGATATTGATGCTTACATAAAAGATTTATGGCATGATGTCAATTCTCCAAATAAAAATTCTCCAAAAATTGTCGAGGCAATAACGCATTTCAGGTCCGGTAAACAATCCGAACACCTGCACCTTCAAAAGGAAGTCATTCAGCCGTTGAGGAAACAGTACAATGACTTGGGTGTAAAGTTTGACAAAGAGGTTGAACGATGGCATGAGCGTGACGAAAAGGAAAGGGAAATTCGTTATAAACTCGAAGCGAAGAACAAGGCTTTGATGGAGGCGGCTAAAACACTGAGGGCATGGTTAGACCCTGATGTAGATGAATCCGAAAACAAAACTTTTCTTGATGACATTGCAAGAATCGACCAACTACTAAAAAATGAGGGCTAACAGACATGGGAAAGACTAAGGAACAAGTGAGAATAGATGGCAAGCCGGTATTCAATGCGGTGCTGTACGAATCTATGCGTAAGGCCGCGCTTGATTCGGTAGATTTATACCCTATCAATCATGGGTTCTTGGCATATTGATCTAAGCGTTATACCACCTAAACTGTAATTTATGGGAAAGACTGAAAGGAAGGAGCGAATTAAGATGCCACGCGATAGCAATGGTGAGTGGTTTAACAAGCTAAATATTCTCGCTCAACACTACGGACTTAAACCCAATCGCGTTAGGTCGCTTACGATTGACCTAATGGACCACCAAAACTGGACAGCAGTAACAAGGGCCAGAAAAGTAATTGATACTGAATACCGAAAAGCCCTACACCTGACTCGGCCCCCGTATTCCAGAGTATAAACCTAAAAAAAATGAAAACTAAATTATTAATCATGTGTATATCAATATTGCTTTTATCATGTAATCAAAAGTTATATGATGGTACACATAAAAGAATACCTAATCAAAAAGTAGGACATTAAAACAAAAAACAATGACACAAATTTCTAATAGAATTGAAAGAAGGTGTAGTAATCCAAGCTGTAAAAAAGAGTTAAAATCTTGGGAAGCAGTTCAATGTACATCTTGTAAAGACTCATTTAATGTTGAGGGCTTTGAAAAAGCAATAAATGAAAATGCAAAATCATATACAAATTATTTGGCTAACCAGGAGGCAAGATCACAAAGTGGAGCACCCACAAATCATGCAACTGGACAACCCAAACCACCCGAAAATAAAAGAGTTCCTACAGCGCAAGAGTGGTACGACGAGATGTACAACGGGATCGGAGCTGATTAGGTTTGGTCACGATATAGAAAATAGAATAAGTTTTCCTTGTAAGGAGGCATTACTTCTCTCTTCATTTTGTAATGAGGATGGTGATATTCTAACAATAGATAATACATCAGTTAACAATAATGAGGTATTTGATGAGCAATTACTTAAGAGATGTTGGTTTATTGCTCATAATGCAGACCATGAAAAGCGTTGGGGAATTGCTACCAACTTTAATCCAATGCGATATGGTTGTACTATGGTTAATAGTAGAAGGCTTGTTGCTGGAGAAGATGGTTGGAGGAATGATCTCATTTCTGCAATAGTCAGGTATTTGGGGTTTGACGCTATACCTGAGTGGATGAATAAAGATGTTAGAAATACTTTTGAGAATTGCAATTACTTTGTAACTGATCAAATTCTTTATAATGCTGCAGATACAATAAGATTACTTGCTTTGTATGACAAGCAAATGGAAGTAGCAGCCACACAAGGAAGAGTATTTGAACTTAATTCTCTACGTGGAAGATTAATTAGTGAGTTAGCATCTACAGAAATGTTAGGTATAGCTCATAACAAAGACAAATGGCTTGAAGTAGCCAATAATAGACAAATAAAAGCAGATAGAATATGTCAGGAACTAAACGAGTTAGTAAAAAATCAGTATCAGGTAGATCTGTCACTGGTAAACCCAGAGCTAAAAAAGAAACAAGAAAGCCTGGAAAAAAGACTACAAAAGCAAAATCTACGGTTAGAAAAATTACTCTTGCAACTGAAGAGGCTGGAAGAAGCTTCCAAAACTCATCTCAAGAGCTATCAACTAACCAAAACCCAAATAGACAAAATCACGAATTCCCAGGAAACTCAAGAGGATTCCTTGGATACAGATTCTGGAATTAACTGGAGTAGTCCTAAACAGGTATTGACATTAATGAATATAGTTAATTGTCCTTTACCTGTAGGAAAAGATAAGAAAACAAAGAAAGATGTACCAAAAGTAAGTAAAGAAGCTAGAAATAGTTGGTTTACTAATCACAGTGATACACCTTTCTTTGATTTCATGACTAAGTTTGATAGCTACAAAAAGTTAATACACAATGTAAATTCTTTTGGAGCTAAATGGATAGACAAATATACTAACCCAGTAACAGGTAGAATACATACGTACTATAACCAGACTGGTACTACTACAGGTAGGTTTAGTTCTGGTGATAAAGCAAATGGTTATCCTAACATGCAACAAATACCTAAAGGTAAAGAGTATAGAGAATGTTTTGTTGCTGATCCAGGAAGGACTATTATTACAATAGACTTTAAGAATTGTGAGGGTATTATCATGATAGCTTTGTCTGGTGATTTAAACCTAAAAGCTATTACAGAATTAGAAGATAGTCACAGTTATTTAGGAACTAAATGCTGGAGAAATGTTTATAGACATAGGGGTAGTCCTTTAGCTGACACCTATGAAATGAATAAGTCTACTCCAGAAAAAGAGAAGGAAAGAGATATATTTAAGAACAGTGGTGGATTGTTTCCCGTTGCTTATGGAATACACGCTAGTAAAGTAGCAGCATCTGCAAAGGTATCTCTTGAAGAGGGACAAATCTTTATAGATACAATTAAAGCTGAAATACCAAAAGTAATATCTTTCTTAGATGGTAAATCAAGAGAGGCTGTGCAAACAGGATATGTGTTGCATAACTCTAGAACTAATTCAAGAAGAGGTTTTACTTCTGTACTTGATCACCTGCATTATGGCTTTCCTCTGGATAAGTCTAATAAAGTAGAGGTTGAGATGGCAGCTAGAAATAGTCCTATACAAGGTTCAAATGCTGATATAATAGTTGAATCTATTGTATCAGTAGCACTGTGGTCTAAATTATTTAAACAGGATGTAAGGTTGTTGTTACAGGTACATGATGAACTTGTGTATGACTGTAAGACAGAAGAGGCTGATTTTATTGCTGGTAAGATAGCTTCTATAATGAAAAGAACAGCACAAAAGTATTTAATCCCTGAAATATCAATGGGTGTTTCAGTACAAACAGGAGGAACGTGGAAGAAGTAAAAGAATTTAATGGCTACCAAAAGGAAGCTATGAAAAATAAGATATATGGTTATGGAGACAAAATCATATATCCTGTGTTAGGTCTTGGTAATGAGGCTGGTGAAGTGCAGGGGAAAGTAAAAAAAGTACTACGAGATAATGGTGGTAACTTTGATGGAGTATCTAGAAATGCTATTGCTGATGAACTTGGTGATGTATTATGGTACTTAGCTGCTACAGCTGAAGATCTTGGATTTACTTTGCAAGAAATTGCAGAGATAAATATTAAGAAACTAACAGATCGTAGGATGCGTGGAGTTATACAAGGTTCAGGAGACAAGAGATGAATACTATAGAGCTAGCAGGATTTGCTTCATGGTTAGCAGAAAAAGGGGCTAAAAGTATCTATAGTGGTCCATATGCATTATGGACAATACCAGATGCTAAAGATAGACCACTAATCTACAACACTGAGCAACTAGCTGAAATGTTTGTAAAGGATGTAGCTGATGGACAGACGAGAATCAATACAACAAGAAGCTAAAACAGCTTATCTTAATTCTAATGGAACAGCTTCCACAATTATTGTAGGAACTGGTGGTGGAAAGTCTAAGATAGCTATTGACATAATAAAAGAATTAAAACCAAATACGATACTATTACTCTCTAACTCTGAGAATCTGAGAGATAATAACTGGAAAGCTGAATTTGAAAAGTTTGGATTGGGATCTGTGTGGGAGTCTAATGTGACTTCAGAGTGTTATCAAACTGTCCATAGATGGAATGATAAGTACTTTGATCTGGTTATTGCAGATGAAATAGACTTTTCATTAAGTCCAGTTTATAGTAAATTCTTTGAGAATAACAGTTGGGGTAAGTTATTAGGACTTACTGGCTTCTGTACAGAAGAGAAGAGAGTATTACTTAGTTTTGTAGCACCTATTTGCTATGAAGTAAGTACGCAAGAAATGCAAGAACAGGGATTACTAAACAAATCTAAATTCATATTTGTAGAATTTGATCTGGATATATCTCGTAATATAAAAGTACCAATGAAGAAAGGTGGTGAGTTTTTGTCATCAGAAAATGACTTGTATAAGTATTATGATGCACAACTAACTCAGGCTATGATAAGTAAATCAAATGCAGAAAGAGCATTTGCCTTAATGCCAACACCAGAGAATAATAAGAAATTTACATCTGCAGAGTTCAGATTTAAAATGATGGCTGCAAAGCGTAAATCTATTCTTAATAATCTTGATTCTTCTATAAAAGTGACACAAACAATATTAAATCATATAAATAGTAAACCCAATAATAAAACATTGGTGTTTAGTGCTTTGGTAAAACAAGGGGCTAAATTAAATCAACCAATGTATTCTGGTGATGCTGATATATCAGTACTTAAAAAGTTTGATGAATCAGAATCAGGAGTATTGTGTGTTTGCAAGAAGTTAAATAGAGGAGTTAACCTACAAGGTGTAAATTATTTAATCAAGGAATCATTTGATGGTAGTGAGACAGACTTCCAACAACAGCACGGAAGATTAATGAGGTTAAAACCTGATGAAGTAGCTAAAATTATTGTGCTAGTTCCTTACTACAAAGCATTAGTAAAAACTGAATCTAAAGATTTATTCGGTGGAACAGTAGTTACTACTAAAATGCAAAGAATGCCTACACAAGCAAGAAAGTGGGCTGAAAGAATGATGGCTAGCTTTGATAATATTAGCGGTGAAACAGTTACAGTTTCAAGGGATTATAAAACTATAACTAAATAATGAACAGATGACATTAAAGGATTCAATTGAATTCCTTGTAAATAACAACTATCTTGTAGTATTAGAGGGTGATGTAAGAATAACTAGCAAGTTATACAAAGCTTTATCAATAAAGAAGGTAGTTGAAGAGCCTGTAATGACTGTAGCACATGCTACTGAACTTATTAAAACTCCATCAGAGGTCGTTAAAAGTATTAAATCAGTAAAGAAACTAACTGATGCTGAGCTAAGAGCTGTGTGGAATAAGTTTGTAGAAGATACAGGAATACCTTGGAAGGTAACTACACCACAAGGTGCTGTGTATACAATAAGACACTTTGGACCAACAGCTGCAGCCCATCTACATAAGGTAATAAGTAGTACTGATGTAGATTATAACACTTTAGTTGAGGCAACAAAGAGTTACTACAGGAATGTAACTTACAAGGCTGTACTTTCTAATTATATCATTAAAGATATTTGGAAAGATGCTTACAATGATTACTTAACAAATCATGGTAAGATAGATATGGGTAGTGAAAATAGATTTGAGGATTAATGAGTATAGTAAGAAGAACTCTTGACTTGGTAAATGATGGTATGTCGAGTCGAGTACTTGCTATACCAACAGGAATACCTAAGTACGATGAGTATGTGTTTGGAACAAGGCAAGGTACTTATTATCTGTATGGTGGTGAAACTGGTACAGGTAAAACTACTTTTGTTAGGGAAAAGCATATGCATATTCCTTATGAATTTTATAAACAAGTAAACGACATCAATAAACTGGATGTGCAGTTCGTAGACTTCAGCCTGGAAATAACTCCAGAAATAAATATGGCTGCTGCTATGACTAGAAAGTTATGGATGGAGTATGATAAAATATTACCTGTAAATAAACTATTAGGTTGGGATAGGTCTAGTGGATCACCAAGTGAGGCTGATCTTCAAATACTACACAGCTATGTAGAGTACTTTGAAGATTTTGAAAGGAAACTAGTTGTGGTGGATGAGGATCTAACACCAATAAAATTTCATGATACTCTTATGGAGGTAGTGAAAAGACATGGCAGGTTTACAAGGGAAGCAAGATATATTAGTGAATGTGGTACTTACATTCCCAATAATCGTGCGTTATTCCTAATAGTATTACTTGATACTGTCAACCTTGCTGAGGGTGATGATGTAATTAAGATAATTATTGACAAGATCTCAAGAATAGCTGTATGGTATAGAAATAAGTGTAATATCACATTTATCAATCTTCAACAGTTTAATGCTGAAATATCAGCTGTAGATCGTTCCAGATATGGAATAACTACACCATTATTGAGAGATTTTGAAGATAGTAAGAGAACAGTTAAAGATGCAAATGTGGTTTGGGGTTTATACGATCCTCAAAGACACATGAAAGAAGGTAGTGATTTATTCAAGGGTTATGATATAACAATGTTAAAATCCTGGTTTAAGTCTATTCATTTATTGAAAAATCGTAATGGAGAAACCAACAAATTTGTACCATTAAAGTTTGATGGTGCTGTGGGAACGTTTGAACAACTACCAGACGCCATGAATATGACTCCAGAAGAATACATAAACGCCACAAGGCATTAAAATATTAAACAATGTGTTTATCTAAAAGAATGTGTTTATCTAAAAGAAATATAGGCAACCTTGCAGCAGCAGATAAGTATGAATTGGGTAAAGCTTTGTTACCTGTTGTTACAGAAGTATCATCTTTACCTACTAAATGTTATAAAATATTTATTAAGAGTAAAGAAGGTTATAGAACTCCATATAAAAAGTATTTATGGTCTATAACTGGACAAGAAAGTGTAAAAAACTTTACTTGTTATAGTAATACTTTTTCTTACAACACAAATAATGGTATTAACTATTTTACTGCACATATTAATGTTGAGCAAGGATTACATGCTTATGTAAGTAGACCAATTGCACAGCGTTCTGGTGATTGTCACTGGAATAATTTTGTTATTATAGAGATGACAATACCAGCTGGTACACCATTTATCCGTAACGATAGAGAAATCGTAGCATTAAAAATGATTGCTAAGTTTCCTAAGAGTAAAAAGAGAGTAGTTAAGAAAACTACTAAAAAGGTTGCAAAGAAAACAACTAAAAAGAAGAAATAATATGTGTTTATATGTAAATAAGGTGGTATCACCAGTAAGAATAACACAAAATCAGTTAGTAGACCATGTAAAGCAGATTGCTACTAAACCAATAATTTGTTATAAGAGACTTAGACCAAATGGTATTAGAAATCAAGGAACTAGTTATGGAGATTTTGTTTGGCATAAAGGTAAGTCAAGTAAATCAGCTTTAAGTTATGCTGGTTTTGCTTGTAATAAAGTTTCTAAATATGGGGAAAGAAGTAGATACGAGGCATCTTTGGAAGTTGAAGAGGGACTACATGCTTTTCTAAAAGTTGAGGATTGTAAAAAAAGTGGTTATCAAGGTGTAATAAGAAAAATGATGATTCCAGCTGGAGCAAAGTTTATATTAGGGCATCAAGGTAATCTTCCACAAATTGTTTCAACTGAGATGATCTTTGTTGAAAACTATATAGTAAAAAAGAAGAAGTAACAATGCCAGCAACACAGATTTTAGTAATTGGAAGACAGGGTAGTGGTAAGAGTACTGGATTTAGGAATGTAGACCCAGCAAAAACAATTATCATAACACCTAATGCTAAACCCCTCCCTTGGGAAGGTTCAGCAAAGAAGTACGTAGTAGGAGTAAATAGAATACAAACAAACAAGTTAACAGATCTACCTGCAACATTGAAGTTAATTAATGACACAATGCCGCAGATAGAAATCATTTTAGTTGAAGACCTAACACATTATATGAGTGCAAGAACACTCAGCCCTGAATTTACTTCTCGTAAGTTTGGTGGTGACGCATTTGCTAAGTGGGGAGAATTTGGTGCAGATGTAGCAAGCGTTATAATGGGAGCAGAAAATTTTAGAGATAACCTCACCATTGTTTATCATGGTCATACCGAGATAGATGATGAGGGTCAGGTTGTATTACAGACAGCAGGCAAACTGTTGGATCGTGATATAAAGTTGCAATCATATTTTACTTATGTATTGCATTGCCTGATTATAAAACAAGACACAAACATACAACACAAATATTTAACAAATAACGATGGTGTACATGAAGCTAAAACTCCTATGGGTTGTTTCCCAGATAGATTAATAGACAATGACATCAAAGTGGTGATTGAAAGAATACACCAATATCAAGGAACTTAAACATAATATATGGCATTAGATTGGTTGAAAAACTTAGTCCTGGTGGACACAGGTAGAATTAGGGCACCTAAAGATAAGAACCCTAAAGGAAACAGTATAAGAATATTCTCAGACGGTAGTGTTTATCCTGGAAAAGAGCTTGTAGACAATTTTAATCTTGAGTACAAGACTCGCGGTGAGTTGACTGGAAATGGTATTGATTTGATTAATAGTAAGGAATGGGATCTTGAAATATTCCAAAATCAGCCAGCAGTAATTATTGTTGGTTTTACTAACAAGAATAACCCTAAGGTTGACTTGTTTGGTACTTGCCGTTATAATGATGATAATACTCCTAAATCCAGTGTTCTCACTCAAGGAGCAAAATCGGAAAAACTTCTGGAGTTAGTAAAGGAGTTTGGTTATTTGAATGATGAGCAGGCGTATTGTGATTTAGTAGTTCTTACTGATCACAGCATTGCTTTTCAGGATGGAATAGCTAACATACCTAAGGTATATGACAGGGGAACCATGAAAGGTACTAAAACTTATCAAAGAAGAGAAAATGAAACATTTTATGCTTTGATAACACAAGAACAGTTTAATGAAATGAATAGAGACAAAACAGTTACTTTACAACAAGAAGTTGAAGAAGCTGGAGAATTAGTAGTAACCAACAATTAAACCAATACATATATATGGCGTTACCAGTAGGAATTCACGAGAACGTAGTAGTAAGTAAGACAGTAAAGAACGAGAAAGGGAGTCTCGTAATTACTATCAAGAAAGTAGTTGAGGTAAATCCAATGGATGTGTTGAACAGTGGTTCAGCAAACTCATCCTTTGAACAACCTGAACAAGATTTTTTAATCTATCCTCCTAAATTGGAAGGTAAAGTTGCGGGAACACCTGATACCCCAGCCAACCTGATGTTGAAAATAGCAGAAGTTAAAGACCCACTTACTCACATTTTGTTGCAATATACAACGGAAAATAACCTTAAGTGGGATATTTTCAAGGGGACTGGTGTTACTTCACCTGAAGATTTGAAAACAAAGTTGACTAACCAAGCAACATTGTCTAAAATCTATGACAACATTGTGGATCAGTTTATTGCCTTTATGAAACCTTTTGTAGGTGACAATGGTAAAAAACTCAGAATGTTGTTTGTTCGTCAATCTGCAGCTAAATTCTATCCAAGATTTAGAAGCAGATACCTCCAAAGCCAACCTTTTGCAGAACCCATGACAATTCCTACTTCAGCATCGAAGTTGGCATTTAGTGATTATGACAAAAAGAATGGTTATGACAACCCTAACCCAGCTGGTGGGGCAGCAACAGTAAGCAAGAATGATGCAGCAAGTGCAGCATCTTTGTTTAAAGCACCAGCCGCCTAATTTAAGTAAGGGTGGTTCTAGACGATCAATAAAAAATACTTGAGTTGGTACTCTCCTAAAGGGTGACAATGCAATATAACATTCGAGTTATTGGGATGTCACACTCTCAAGTAGTACGTGGAAAATCGGGAATCGTACCCACCCTTTTTTAATTAAACTATGGATTTTGATGCAGCCTACAAAAGCATCATTCCATCCGACATATCAATATTAGAACAGGTAGATGAATATACTCTATACTGTTATTATACTGGTATTGATCCTATTATTCTAAGTAAAGCATATCACGCTCCTTATCGTATAGATAAATTTCCCAGTTTCAGCATATTCAAAACGAATAGGTCTACTTCAGGGATTGATTATCTGTGGAAAGATCATATGACAGGAGAGTCAGGAACAATCTTTAAACTAATTCAAAAGATAGAAAATTTAAGCAATAGCCAACAGGTATATGCAAGAATAAACGAAGATTTTGGATTAGGTTATGAGCTTGATCCTTTAAAACCAAAAGGTAAGATAGTACTAAGCTTACCACCAGAAACATCAGACATAAAGATCAGAGTAGCTAACGTTCCTCTCACGGAAGCTGGTTTGAGATTTTGGAAGCAATTTGATATAGATAAGGATAGATTAGATAAGTATTTTACAACTCAGATAAAGTGGTACTGGTCATATATGGAGCAATTGTGTCCGACTAGTGTATTAGATCCCACATTTGCTTATCGAGTAGGTAATTATTATCAAATCTATAGCCCTTACGCCCCTAAGTTATACAAATTTAGAAATGATTTACCAGAAAATTACTTTTTTGGCTACTTGCAACTTCCTAAAACAGGAGACAAGTTAATTATTGACAAGTCAGCAAAGGATGTTATTTTTTGTGATCGAATTGGATATAACGCTGTATCGGGTAAAAGTGAAACCACAATGATTCCGCATCATAAAATGTTGGAATTAAAAGAACGTTTCAAAGAGATATATTTAATGCTAGATCCTGATGAGGCTGGTAAAAGACAAACAGAAAAGTATATGCAAAAGTATGACTTTCTGAAACCAAGGTTTTTAAGTGAAGCAAAGGATAAAACAGATCTATGTTTAAAAGTAGGAATAGATGAAGCAACAAGAATCATTAAAGAACTCATCAACTAAGGCTGATAGATTTAATAGTGGTAAGTTGCGTTGGTCGTTAGTGGATTTTGAATCACTATCTCCTATGGTTAGAGTATTAGAATTTGGTGCAAATAAGTATAGTGTTGATAATTGGAAGAAAGGCTTAAACGAGAAGGAGACTTTGGAATCGTTAGCAAGACATCTATTTGCACTAATGAGTGGTGAGTATATTGATAAGGAAAGTGGATTGCCTCATATAGGCCACATAATGTGTAATTCCATGTTCTTTTCATATCATCAAAAGAATAATAGTTTTACTGATAGGAATGATTCACTAATAAGAAAAGAATAAGATATGGATTATAGAGATCAATTGAAACAGTTGGATAGTGTTGTTGCTTTAGACAAAAGTATTGATAAAGTTGTGAAGTGTTATGTGGAGAAAACTTATGTTCCTACTAGTGCTATCACAGGTTCTTTCACTGGAGAAACAATACAAACAACTATGCCAATAAGAACGGGGAGAAATCTTTTAGCCCCAGGAAGACGTATTTTTGACGTTGAACAAGTAAAAGATAATCAAAAACAAATAAACTAAATACACATGTCGTATTTGAACCGGATCTCCGCATCCAAAGAAGAAAGAAGTGCAGCAGCAAACAAGCGTGTTGCAAAAGAAGCAGAGCAACAATTGAGTGTTGATATTATGACCACTGAGCGTCGTATCTCTGAAACTGAAGGTTATATTGAAGAAGCTAAGGGACAAGTTCCTTTTAATGCTGGAAACATCATTAAATTGCAACGCCAATTGGCTGCTTACAACGAGGACTTGGCTTCTTTGAAAGAATTGAAAGAAACTGAATTTTCTGCTGAGTAATCATGGGAGCACAACGTAGAGTAACCTATGCATCAGTTCAGGATAATATTCCTGGATCAGTAATTACTGGTGTAGAAACCTGGGGACAGTTGAAAAACGAGTTCCCAGCAATTGCTGCAAAAGCAAGTGGTATGAAAGTGTACATTAAGGAATCATCTGCGGATGTTACTAGTGACTCCACATTCTTACCAACTGGAGATTTTACTATCTATTTCTTGCTTGAGAAAAACAAATCAGGCAATGAGTAGTAGTAGTGAAATTATAAAAGCATTTCTTGAAGAGCAGATACTACCTAATCTAAAAGAGATTAAGGTTGTAACTCCATCTAAATAGAAAGCATATAAATACACTTTATGATTATGGGAGAGGGATTAATTCCTTCTCCCTAAATCATATAAACAAAGGAATAAATGATTACTGTAAAAATAATTAAAAAATCAGAATTACTTGAAGTGTATGAGGGTAAAAACTTACCATTATTTGATGAGGAGAGTGGTAATAGGAGTGTAAGGGCAAGAAAGCAAGTAGATTCAGTAATTACTGAGAATGAAATTGCTATAAAGATAATACAGGATTTAGATCCTTTTGCAATAATATCCTTACTACACCTTCCAAGAAATAATGGTAACTCTATTATTTATCCTAAAAGTAAGATTTATACCAAAGAATTACCTGATGCGTTGGATGCCTATAAACCTATTTTAGATAGGCTTCACCCAAAGCAGTGGTGGTACGATGCAGATCACGGGGATATGTATATACTATATCCCGAAATAATAATTAGTAACACTGTTGGTCGTAAACACGTAATCACTAATCTAGTCGTTAAGTTTACTTTAACTAACCACTATAATTTAGTAGGGTCTGATGCTCTTTGGGGAGGTAGATTGACGTTTACAAAACGAGAAATTGAAAAAGGCTATATCCACTCACATCTACACACAAGAAATTATCGCATAGATAACTTTTGTTTAGGTGGTAGTAGTAGTGCTTTTTATGTTTTGTTATCTACAATGCCAAAGTTCCTAACACCAGAACAATTTGAGTTTTTCTTAGTACAATTAAAGGCTTATTTGTCTTGGGAAAGTTTGGAAGGAGTACCACACATAACAATTAATAGTTTATACTCTACAGATATTAATTCAGTTACTAGTCCTTTAGATAATTCAGTTTGGCTAAGTACTAATCTGGAGCCTCATAGAAAAGCTATTGAAGTTTTAGGTGAAAAAGTGCTACAAAAACTTAATGAAAAGGAGTATGACGCACTATTAATAAAAGTAGGTGATCGTTATATTTTTGGGCCTTATAGTCCGCTTGTAAGTAATAAACTATTACAATTTGAGAGAGAATTTATAGCACCATTACTTAAAGCTGATGGTCATTTAATGGGTGTAAGTAGTGACTATAATGATGTTACTGGTGTATACACAACATCAAATACACAAGTAGACTCTAATGGAGCAGTACCATTTCCATTTCCTGCTCTGGATAGTTTCCTACTAAAGCTAGCTAACAGATTTAATGTTACTCCTGGAGTTGTAACAACAGTAAATCTTAATGAATCAACTACCTTACAAGACAATAATTGCTTTGTCAGACTTAGAGGACAAGCTTTAGCATATTTATATAATTATGTAAATATGAGATTACTCGATGGTTTTAAAACTAAAATAAATGAAAGAAATAATGGCTCAACACAGAGCACAAGTAGTAATAACGCAACAGTTGGCGTCGCAGATCTCATGCCTGCATAACCAATGTCCAGCTAATAATGAGTGGAGTGGAATACTTATTTATGAAGTAACTGCTGGTAATATTGATGAATTGGAAAAATTATCAATAAAAGCTCATGCTGTTTTCCCTATGGATTTTGGTAATGGAGCTTATACTGAGTATGAAAGTAGCCCTCAAATGTTAAAAATATTTGAGATTTATCCACAAATAGACCCAGTTAAGAAAGATCCAAAATGGTTTATTGGTCACATACATTCTCATCATAATATGAGTACGTTCTTTAGTGGTACTGACCAAAGTGAACTATTAACAAATGTCAAGAACTTACCTATTTATCTATCACTTATAGTAAACTATGCATGTATGCCATGCGCTAAAATTGCTATAATGACAGATGCTGAGGAAAGCAAGATAAGCATACTACATTACAAGCTTAGAGGTTCTGAGAAGAAAAAGAAGAGAAAAAATAGAGTTATAGAAACAAGCCCGGAATCGGCTTATGTTATTGACTGTGATGTTACTTTTGAACAAGTAAGTTGGTTTATTGATCAAGTAAAAGTAGTAAAGTCAATAGTAAAAACTGTACCTATTCATAACAGTCAGTACAACTACGGGGGTGGTTATGGTTATGGTTATGGTAGTGGTTACTATAATGATAACTATAAACCTACACTTGGTTTTAAACCAGCAGGTGAAACTGTAAAAAAGGCAGATCATGACTACGAGTATATGGGTCTTGCTGGTAAGTACAGAGCAACAGACCCTATTTACATTGCAGCACTTAATGGTGCAACAGATTTATTTACTCTTGGACAAAAAGAAGGAAGTACTTTAAGTGCAGCAAAAGCCTTGCAGGTTGTAAACTTACAAGTTAAAGCGGAGGATAAAGAAAAGTATCAAAATGCCATAAAGGGTTACTTTGTAGATGATTGGTTTCCAAGTAACTATTATAAGCTTGATAATGCTACTGAAGAAGATGCTATTGACGCTTTACTACAACTTTTAAAGTACAACGAGAAAGTTTGGATAAGTGCAATTTTAACAAAAGCTTTAAATGATTTGAAAAATGAGTTACCAAAGTTACGAGAGGTTTAAAGAGCTTCCTTGGTTTAAAGGGCTATCTAACTGTGCAGTATTTATTGGTGGTGCAGGTGGCATAGGCTCACATTTAGCATTTATGCTAGCTAGAACAGGAGCTAACATAATCATTGTAGACAATGATACAGTAGATAAAACTAATTTAGCTGGTCAATTATTTGGCCCAGAAGAAGTTGGTCTTAAGAAAGTTACAGCAGTAACTACAGTAATTAAGAAGCTATGTGATCCTTACTTTGTAACACCTGTAGACGAGTTCATAGATGAAAAAGAGGGTGGTTGGAAACAACATTTTGGGTTTTGTGATATTGTTTGTGCAGTATTTGATAATATAAAAGCTAGAAAAATACTGTATGATGAATGGGTAAAAAGATTTCATAAAGAATCTAATCCACCAACTTTGTTTGTAGATGCAAGAATGTCAGCTGAAAATGGTCAGGTATTTGTTTACACAAAGCCAATGTCTGAGGATCTCTACAAAGAACGTTTCTTTAATGATAGTGAAGTAGTTGATCAACCATGCACAATGAAGGCTACTACACATTGTGGAAGCTTGATTGCTAGCTTGTGTGTGGCTCAAATAACAAATTGGTGTACTAATCTTAAATCAGATTCTATTATTAGTAGATCACTACCTGAGGTAATTGAATTTCATTTACCTGTAATGTACTTAAAGACTGGTAAAGAAGGTGGCACGTAGTACTTGGGAAGACTATAATGATCCCAAGGAGGATCATTATCTATATGAAGAAGGTCATATTGAAATAACAAGTGAGGAGCAATTTGTTCCATTATTTGTAGCACTTAGGTCTTCTGACAATATTACTAGATTTTGTAAGGAGACTATAACAATGCCCACATTGGACTGTCTCAATACTTCTTTAGACGATTTTGGTATTAGGATACCAGTTAGGTTCTCTAAAATATCTAATCTCACAATAAATAAGTATGTTAATCAAGTTAAAAGTGGTGAAATAACCTTTGAGAACTATAAGCAAAAAGTTAGTGAACTGTTGGAAAAAGAAATAGTAGACAGGTATTGTTTTCCTCCACCAAAAAGCTACAGTCTTAGGGTTCGTAAAGATTTACAATTACCGCAAATAAACAATGCGGGAACGTTCAATAGGTTTCTTAGAAGATCTGGTGTTGGTACTACTGATAATGTTACAAGATTTATGGGAGACTTTACAGACTGTAGGACTGTACAGGTTACTGATTTTGGTTTTTATGGGGTTATGGTAGGAGGACATCACAGTGCATATGCAATGAAAGGTTATGAAAGTAATAGTTTCTACACTAATGTACAAACAAGCTCTTTTCTTAAAACTATATTTCCTAACATGTTAATTGTTGTAAAAGCAAAACATCTTGTAAATGTTAGATTAAGTGTTATACTAGAACAGCCTATGTCAGTACCATTAAGTGACATGAAAGTACTAACTAGGGTAGGAGCATCATCTAACGAACTTACAAATCTTTTTTATAATCATGGAGTAAGGCACTTAATAGATAATGGTGTAAAGCATTATTATTTACCAGCTGAAGAAATCAATAAGTATTTATTTAACACAGAAAACTACGGCATTAGTAAAGAGGAATATATGAAAAATGTATTGAATAATGCCCCAGCGTATGACGAATGGTAAAAGAAATAGATCGGCAGGTAATGGTTGGGAGAGGGAATTGGCGGAGTTGTTTAGAACTCTTGGATTTCCTTATGTAGTTACAACAAGAAGTGAATCAAGATCAAGAGACGCACAAAAGATTGATTTAATGAATCGGGATGAAAGAGTGAATGGTAGGTTTCCTTACAATATTCAGGCAAAGAATACTACTAATCACTTAAAATATGGTAAAGTTATGGCTGAAATGGCCACAACACCAGGTATCATTAATGTCATTCTACACAAACAAACAGAAAAAAGTGGAACAAGGTTTATATGTAAGGATAAGTTTGCTATTTTAAAAATGGATGACTTTATAAACATTGTGAAAAGATTAAAGGGTTATGAAGAACTAATAAAAGGTACAACAGTTAATCTTGCTGAAGAGGAAGATGATGATGAGGACGATGATGTGCCTGATATGGATAACTCATTCTTATGACAGCTGAATTACTAGGAGAAGAGTGGTATAATGTTTTGAAGGAGGAGTTCGATAAGCAGTATTTTAAAGATCTTATGAGCACAGTAAGTGCTGAGTATGGGTCTTATAAGATACTTCCAAAACCCTTAGAGGTATTTAGTGCTTTTAAGTTAACTACTTTTACTAATGTGAAGGTAGTTATTATTGGACAAGATCCTTATCCTAATGATCATGCACATGGACTATCTTTTTCAAGCCAGAAAAAGGAAACACCACCATCTTTAAGAGTAATACTCAGAGAAATAGATAGAAGTATCTGGAAAACAACAACTAAAGAAGAGTATCTTCAGAAAGTAAGCTCTAATAATTTAACTTGTTGGGCTAAACAAGGTGTTTTACTATTAAACTCTATTTTAACTGTACGGGCTGGTGTTCCAGGTTCTCACGATAATATTGGTTGGCAGAAGTTCACTAGTAAAGCTCTTGAAACTTTATGGAATGATGCTTCTCCTAAGGTATTTGTCTTGTGGGGACATTATGCTCAGCTAGTCTTTGATAGTATTCTTAAGATTGATGAAAGAAATCATGTTGTATTAGTAGCAGGACACCCTGCAACTGCCGCACATGGTAATGATCTTTTCTCTGGTAATAATCACTTTTTGAAAATAAATAAATTTCTGGGTAATATAGGTCAGGATCAAATAAACTGGGAAGTACATGAAAGTAGCAGTAATTGATCTGGATAGTGTTGCTTATTCTATAGGTAATGGTAATAAGGTTTTAAATCCCGATGGAACCCCATTAAGAATAGATAACAAGTTTGTATATACAGATAAATCTGAGGAGGAACTAAGATCTTCTGCAGATTTCTATATGAAACAAATTATGTTATCTGGTGGATTTACTCATTACATTGCTTATATAAAAGGTCAGGATACAACTAACAGACGGTTAGCTGTAAATCCAGACTATAAAGGAAATAGGTCAAATATACCCCCTACTTGGTGGGGTTTTGTGTGTAATGATCTATTTAACAGATGGAATGCTCATTATGTGAACAACATGGAGGTTGATGATATGGTTAATATAACCAGATTAAAAACTCCTGATTCTCATATTGTAGCTATTGATAAGGATTTACTAAGTCTTGAAGGTAAACACTTTAACTGGAGAACTTGTCAATGGATACAAAACACTAAGTTGGATGAGGATATAAAGTTCTGGACAGACATGATTGTTGGTCAAGTTGGAGATAACATCAAAGGCTTAAAAGGTAAAGGCCCAGCATATGTAAAGAAACTCTTTAGTAGTGAGTTTTTCGAGGTAGAATCCAGAACCTTTGCAGAAATAGTATTAAAAGTTTATATTGATAATTTGGGTGAATTTGAGGGTATATCACAATTTCACATGAATTACGTGTGTCTTAAAATTCTTGAGGATGCACAGGTTACTATTCCTCAGGTAACCCCTTTTACAGTATAAAGCAAATTTTATTGAAAGTAAGTTATTTTATTGAATATATTGTTAGAATTAATTATCTTGCACTTCTCAACAAACAGTAGTAAATGGAAATTAAGAGAAGTACAAATCTATGCAGTGCTTATCTCCTTCCACTTCTAGACCTTAACAAGTTTAGTTTTGGAGAGCCAAGCAACTTTATTAACAGCTATTTAAATGAGGATAATTCTCTTCTTGTAGTTCAAGTCGTAAATTCTTGGCCTAGTGTAACCAATCACACCAATTTTAGATTTGATTTTACAAGGGATAATAACACATTTTACGTGTTTGAATTACCTGAAAAATATCAGGGGGTTGTGAAGACTTTCAGAGAGGGAAAGTACTCTAGATTTCCTGACGATGTTAAAGCTTTAATAAAGAAAAAGTCTGGTTTAAGTTGGAGAGTCCCTGTCAGTGGTGGTGGGGTGAAAACTGCTAAAGAACTATTAGCATTAGATAAGGATAAAGAACTAAAGGAACATTTAGAGAGAAGTTTGGCAGTTAAGTTGCCTAATGATGCTGAATTGATTAGTATTCCTAGCGAAGACAATTTTTTCAAGCTTAATCTAATGAAGTCCTCAGACCTGACAATAATTCAATAAAATAACTTATGAGTAAGATAGAAGAAGTGAAGCTAATTAATCCTATCACTGGTTTACCAGTTGATGAGATTATAACAGAAGACGAGGCAACAAAAAGAGGATATTTTGAGTATGAGTTTTTACTCAGGTATCTTGAAGACGACAATGAATTTATAAAGTACTTTGTTGTAGATGGTAAAAAGATAGTAGTTGATCTTAAAAAACCTTATTTACAATACAGGAAACCAACACAAATTAACCACGAGCGTGTTCACAATACAGAGCCTGAGATTATTGTGGTTGCAAGACCTGTAGAATTAGCTGTGCAAGCTTGTTCTATTGATAATCCAGATTGTGAAAGCTGTGGTGCATAACCACACAAAATGAATTGGAGAAAGTATTATCAAGCCAGAAGCTATGCTTACTGGCTATCACCAAATGAATATTTGGATATAGTTCACAATGCTTGGCTAGCTTGGTATGATAAGAAGAAGACAGATTTGTTTGAAGAAGATTTTAGGCTTATTTCCAGGGTAGTGAAATTAAAGTTCTTAGCTAGTTTGCAACAGAACATGTTTCATTACCAAGGAAATAGGTATCCTAGACAATTTAGATCTGTAAGTGCTGATGATTCACCAGCACTAGATGCTTACATAGGTTCTGATACCAGACTCCATAATACAGTTACTCCAGAAGTAATTTATATGGATAAGGAGCAGAATGAAGTCTATGATAAAATACTGTTTAAAGTAAGTAAAGAACTTACAAAAACACAAGCAAAAATTCTTAAGCTTATTAGAGAAGACTTAAGCCAAGTAGAGGTTAGTGGTGAGTTAAATCTAACTCCACAAGCCATTAATTATCATATGAAGGTTATTCTATCAAGAATTGAAAAGGTAAAATAGACCCTTAGCTCAATTGGATAGAGCGACAGCCTTCTAAGCTGTAGGTTACCAGTTCGATCCTGGTAGGGTCTACTTTATGTTTAATTGACCCTTAGCTCAGATGGTTAGAGCACTTGACTCATAATCAAGGGGTCACTGGATCGTTCCCAGTAGGGTCAACATGGTTCTACGTAAGATCTTATCCATTCTCTTTTAACTTGTCGCTCCTGAGGGAACCGTAAAAACTAAAGAACTAAAGATCTACCTGCTCTGGGTAATGCTAGAGAAATTAATATAACAATAGTAATAAAATGTGTATGGCTAAAAGGGAGATGACTGACCAGGGCTCCTGGAGAGGTTCTCAGATTTTACCCCAGCACTACTAAAAACTTTTGTTGTTAAACGAAAAATACACTGTAGTAGGAATAGGAGATCAGAGTGTAGTAGTGTGTATAGACACTATGCTTACCTAGGTAAGACTGTAACTCCTTTATTTTAAATTGATAAAATGCGAGTTAAATTAATAAGATCAGTAGATGGTAAGTTTGGTACTTATCCATCTGATACTTGGTTAGATGCTTTTGAAGATGAAGGATTTATCTTTGTAGGTATGCCTGGGGTTCCTCAGATGAAAGGTAAAAGAGTGGCTAGAAGTAACATAAAAGAATATGACAAAACAAATAATAGCCAACAGGTTAATGTGCCTGAATTGCGGCCAAGTGATACAGTCATACTACAGACATGATTATGTAACTTGTAGTTGTGGAATGTGTAGTATTGATGGTGGTACTGAATACCTAAGTAGAGTATTAAAGAACGATTTTCTAGCTCTGGATTGTACTATTTACTCTGATTACCCTTATATAATTCTTAGAGATTATCTTTATAGGTTAGGTCATGGTAAACCTGGGGCTACAGATTATGGTAAGTTTCGAGTTACTATATTTAGTAAGATGACAAATGCACATCTGGAAGCATCTTTAATTTATCCAACTGTTACAAAAGGAGCAAGACATTGGCAGTACTTACTAGAAGAGAAATTATACAGGATAGAGAATGAAATCTTTATACCTGATTAGAAATTAGTCCCTGGCCAGGAATCGTAGGCACGAGAGTCAGCACAAGGTAATGTAAATTACTTTTGTTGCCACTAAAGGTCTGGATCGTAAGCCAGCATAGTTACAGGATTCTAGCGGCAGAAAAAATCCTAACGCCGTGGTAGCTCAGTTGATCAGAGCATCGGTTTTGTAAACCGAGGGTCGAGTGTTTGAATCACTCTCACGGCTCAATAAAACTAAACTAACTATTATGAAATTCTTAGAAAAACTAGAGGGCAGTGAGAATTATACTGCAACCGTGGTTAGACTACCACCCAAACAAAAAGTTGAAGGTCTTGATAGACTAATGAAGGTAACAGTCTTTGGTAATGACGTACTAGTTGGTAAAGATAGTGATGAAAATTGCTTGTATCTATTCTTTCCTGCTGAATGTGTACTTTCTGAAGACTATTTGAGCAGGAACAATGAGTATCGACATTCTGAAAAGAATATTGATCGTTCTAAAACAGGATTCTTTGAGGACTCTGGTAGAGTAAAAGCTATTAAATTTAAAGGAGTAATCTCAACAGGTTATCTTGCTCCAATAACATCACTTCCTGCAGAGGTACATACCGTAGATGGTCTTGTAACCAAGTTACATGCTGGTGATGAGTTTAACGTTATTAATGGTTATGCTCTTTGTAAAAAGTATAAACCAGCTAGAATGCAAGCTTCTGGTAATGCAGAATCAAGATTTAACAAGAAGTTGCGTAGATTTGATAAACTTGTAGCTAATCAATTCAGGTTCCACGTATCAACTCCTCCACTTGCTAAATGTATGAATCAAATTCATCCAGAAGACAGATTGGTAATTACCCATAAGTGGCATGGTACCTCAGCTGTATTCTCTAATGTACTTATTAAAAAGGAACTTAGCTGGAGAGGTAAATTAGCGCAATTTCTTGGTATTGATGTAGTAACTACAGCCTACGATAACTTGTATTCAAGTCGTTCCGTAATTAAGAATCAGTACATCAACAAAGAAGCTACTGCTGGTTATTACAATGAAGACATTTGGGGAATTGTAAACAATGAAATCAAAGATAAGATTGAACAAGGTATTAGCCTTTATGGTGAAATTGTTGGTTATCTTACTACTGGTAAGCATATACAGCATGGCTACGATTATGGTTGTGGAGAAAATCAGCACAAATTTGTAGTTTATAGAGTTACTTATACTAAACCTGATGGTACAGTAATTGAGTACAACTGGGATCAGTTGAGAGCTTATTGTGCTAAGTATCAACTTGAGACAGTTAAGGAAATTCCTTTTGTTGGAGCTGATAAACTTGCAAAAGATGAGCATTGGCATGAAAACTTACTAGCTCAACTTCAGATGACTTATCTGGAGGAGGATTGTCCGTTTTGTCATAACAAAGTGCCAGCAGAGGGTATAGTGTTGAGAGTAGACAATCGTGATACCTTCACAGCATTTAAGTTAAAGTCAAAACGTTTTCTTGAAAGAGAGACAAAGCAAATAGATGCTGGAACAGTAGATATTGAAGAGGAACAGTCAGTATCAGAAGTAGCATAAAGATAATAAGCCTGGGGATTGATGGAGAATATTTAACTAGACAGTTGCAAGCATCAATAGGTCACAGTACATGGTCTGTGGAGAAAGGGTTAAGTACTTGTAGAAGTCATGAAAGGGCTTATTTTTAATTTTAAACTAACAAAAACACATGTCAAAATTTAAAAACGTAAAACCTGGAGAGTTCTTGTCAAGTACTATGTATATGCAAGTCCTTTCCAAAACTCAGAATGGTGTTAAGGTAAAAGATGCCTTAAATGGTAATGAGTTTGAAGTACGTGGTGCAAGTCTTATTGAACAAATGAGATCATCACAACAATTTGAGAAAGAGGAGAAAGTTAGCCGTACAGATTTGGCTAATAACTTGACCTCTGCTGGTGATGCTGTCTTTACTGTTGTTTTCGACAAGCAAGATGGTACTGAAAGAACATTGGTTGGTAAGCTGATTAATGCTGAAAATCAAATGGGAAGAAGTAATGTTGAGGATCTTGAGATAGCTACTGGAAGTAGACTCAGACAAGTCGATCACAGAACACTCAAGTCTCTTATTCTTAATGGTGTTAAATATACCGTAAAGAAATGAGTTACCACAACATTCGTAATAGCAAGGGGCAGTTTGCTAAGAAGAAAGCTAAAACTGCAAAAACTAAGAAAGTAACCCCAGAACCTAAAAAGTTTATTGTTAATGCTTTCTTACTTGATGATAGTGGAAGTATGCGAGGCAAAGAGATCGCTACAATCTCAGGTTTTAATGAGGTTTTAGATACCTCAAGAGTTGAAGCTAATAAGAACGGTATTGTAGCCCTAGAGCTATTTAGTGTATTTTCTACTTACTATCGTAGTATTGGTAAAATAAATAGGTTGATAGTTGGTGATAGTAATACTCTAAATTTGTTGGTAGATAATAACTATGCTTATTCTGCAAATGGTGGATCTACTGCACTTTATGATGCTATTGCTCTTATGATAGCTGATATTGATAGGAATGTACGTACCTTACCTATAAACTCTAAAGTTGTATTTACTATTTTTACAGATGGTGAAGAGAACTCTAGTAGAATTACTAATCTATCTAAAGTAAGACAACTTATTGAAAGTAAACAAAAAGATGGTTGGGTAATTAACTTTATTGGAGCTGGTGAGAAGTTTACCATTGAAAGAACAGCTCAGTCAATGGGTATCTTTGCTTCTAATGCCCTGAGTTATCAAAACAACTCGGTTGGAACAAGAGATGCATTTACTACTATGTCTAGTTCATTGTCTAACTACACTAAATCTGTAGCTGATAATACCTCCAGCAATATAGGTTTCTTTTCTAATAAATAACTAACTATTTATAAGGGTAGATAGGTATTTCCTATTTACCCTTATTTTTTACTATGAGAAAAACAATTTACATATTGGTAGGAATACCATGTGCAGGTAAAAGTAGCTGGTTAAAAGCTATTTTTAAGAAAAACAGTATTGGTAGCGAGGTAGTTAGTCGTGATGATTTAAGGTTACATGTATACGGTAAAGGTTATATTCCTAATAAAGAAAGGGAGGAACGTATAACTAATCTTTATAATATCCAGTTGGAGCTTTGTATTAAAGATCCATTGGTAACTACTATCTATCTTGATAATACCCACTGTAAAGAGAAGTACATAAATGAAATACTAAACAAGTTTAAGGATAGGCATGATATTAAGATTAAGTTCTTTGAAGTTCCACTATGGTATGCAAATATTAGGAACGTTATAAGAAGGATTAAATCTGGTAAGTGGATTCCTTTCTCTGTTATGTCTAGTATGTTCAAGAATTATAACAAATTAAACAAGGAGAAGTATGTCCAATATTTGGTTCGGGAGTGATTTTCATCTAGGTCATGCTAATATAGCTGGACCTAAAACCTCTAAATGGAAAGAGGGATACAGAAATTTTGATAGTGTTGCTGAAATGAATGACGAGATAATTAACACTATTAATAAATATGTAAAACATGATGATGTTCTATATTTCCTTGGTGACTTTTGTTTTGGTGGACATAGGTATACGCCTGATTATCGTAATAGGCTTGCTTGTAGAACTATACATGTTTGTAGAGGAAATCATGATGGTCACATAAAGGACTATGCTACAAGTTTTACTTCTATACAGGATGTATTAACTATTGATCTTGATCGTGGTGATCCTAAGGATATGATCTTTATGTCACATTATGCACATAGGATCTGGTTAGGTAGTCATAAAGGTGTGATACATCTATATGGTCACTCACATGATTCTATTCCAGACTTTGGAAAAAGTATGGATGTTGGTATTGATGTGGCATATAGAATGTTTGGAGAGTACAGGCCATTTGAACTGAGTGAAATACGTAAGATTATGGATAGTAGATCAGTAACCTTGGTAGATCACCATAATCCTAAAACAAACTTTAAATGAAAATACTAGCAATAAGTGATACTCATGGTTTTCATGAACAATTAAAGATACCTGAAGATATTGATGTAATAATTCATGGTGGGGACTTTTCAAATTATAGGGATGTTGCCAGAAATACTAACGAATGTTCCCTATTTTTAAACTGGTATGAATCCTTAAATATAGCTCATAAAATTGTAATAGCGGGTAATCATGACACAGCTATTCAAGCTAAAGCTATCAACCCCAGAGATTTTAAATCATTAACTTATCTTGAGCACGAACATCATACAATTAATAATATCAAATTTTTTGGTAGTCCTTACACACCATCTTTTGGTATTGGTTGGGCTTTTAACAAGGATAGGTCTAAACTACAAGCTTACTGGAATGAGATAGAGGATGATACTGATGTTATTATTACTCATGGCCCTCCCCAAGGATTTCTAGATGTATCATTAAACATGGAGGGACATTATGATATGTGTGGTTGTAAGGCTTTGAAAAATAGAATACAATTAGTAAAGCCTAAGTATTCTATCTTTGGTCATATACACAACTATCGAGAGTGTGTTAATCAGGGTATACGAGTACATGACAATATTACGTATATGAATGTATCTTCAGTAGAAGATGGTAAATTTGATAGAGGTTTAATCTCACAAGGAATAGTTTTTGAAATATGACAGAATTAGAAAAGTACCAAAGGGTTAATGCTTGTGAAACCATAGAGGAGTTACAACAATGTATTCTTGATTTTGCTGGTGAGGATGGTATGATTCAAGGTAGAACCAGAAAATTTGATGCTTTTGAAATGGCAAATAATTTAGAGATATATGTAAATGGTAGAAATGAAACTCCAAATGTACTCACTAGAGAATTTGGAATAAGACAACAAGCCATGTATTTGAAATATTACAAATGACAGTAATTGATAATTTTGAACAGATAAAAAAGCTGTTAGTGTTCCCAAATGCTAACAGCTTTTACTTTATTCAGATACTACAAAGGAAAAAGGATCATCCTGGAGAAAGAATAGGAGGTAGTAACAATAACAGTAGAGTTATTAAATGTTACTACATTACTAGCATAGAACAGCTAGAACTACACAGAGAAGAGATGATAAAGCTTTCACAAGTTTTTAATGCAAGAGTTAGCATTAGCCTTAATCCTAGGAACTTTGAGAAAGTAGCATTCAGGCTATTACAGAAGATAGCAGATCAAATGAGTAATAAGGATTTCTACAATGTTAGAAAGTCTTATGAGTCAGTTTGTGGTTTATATTCTTCTGAAATGGATAAACGATGGCTATTAGATATAGATACTAAAGACAGTGAATCAATACAAAAGATTCAACTAGCTGTAAGTGAGTTACAGGAAGAGATAAAGAATAGGGAATACTCTATTTTAGCTTTAATTCCTACACCACATGGGTATCATATTATCACTAATCCATTTAACTTGGACAGATTTAGTAAGATCTATCCTGAAATAGAAGTACATAAAAACAATCCAACAATATTGTACTATGAAAACAAATCTTAAAGCTGGAGATACTGTAGTTTGTATCAATAGTGAGAAGTTTAGTGATAAAGAGGTTGGTCCACCTTTAACAAAGGGTAATAATTACGTGATTAAGGAGGTTATAACAACTACTGGTGGTAATGACCACATTGATGTAGGTTTAAAATCTATGTATAATTACGTATCGTGTCAGGCTACAGGTATTCGTATACCAAGAGGGGAGGAGATACATTGGTGTCACCCATCAAGATTTGAAAAGGTATGATAACACTTGATTTAACAAAAGGGTTTGGGGATCACCCCCACTATAAACTATTTAAGTTTCCTGGTGGAGAAATCCACTTTAAACTTAAGATAGAGATAAAGGAGAGTGTAAGGATAACTACTAGACTTAATACGTCTGATGATATTCTTGCTCTTTGTGTTGTAGTAGATACACTAGCAAAAGATGATTTAGGGATAGGTTGGATTGAGGTCTTTATACCTTATTTTCCATACCAACAAGCTGACAGGAATTTTGGAGAAGGTGAATGTTTTAGTCTCAAGACTATTACCAAGATCCTGAATAATCTAGAGGTTGATAAGTATACTATATACGATCCTCACTCAGACGTTACTCCAGCCTTACTCAAGAACTGTGAGGTAATTGATAATAGTCAGTTTATAAAGTGGGTAATGTCCGAGAATAAGATAAACTTTTGGAATAATAGTGTCTGGTTATCTCCTGACTCTGGAGCTTATAAGAAAATCTTTAAACTAGCGGAAAAGATAGGGTTTAAAGGTGAGATACTATGTTGTCAGAAGAATAGAGATATTAAAACTGGAGAAGTAAGTGTAGTAGTACCTACTTTACCAGCTAAAGATATTCTTATTATTGATGATATCTGTGTTGGTGGTAGAACTTTTGTGGAGATTGCAAAAAAGGTAAAAACTCCTGATGAGTGTAAACTTTATCTTGCTATATCTCACGGTATTTTTAGTAATGGATTTGAAGATTTAATACTAAGATTGGATCACAGAACGTTTGATCACATATTCACTACTAATAGTAGAAAAGAGTATGGTGATGTAGGTAATTTTTTAACGGTACATAAAATAATTTAAAGTATGTGTTTACAACTAAATGGAGCATCAGTATTAGCTCCTATAAAAAAGAATACTATTGTATATAAATATGGATCTGTTATTATTCCTTGGGTTGGTTTTGCTCCTGGAATACAAGGCCGCCATGGATTTATTTATGACTACAAGCTTTCAGAGCTTGTAAAGATAGATCCTAATTCATTTAATGAAGTAGAGGAGGGTTACCATTCATTTCCTAGCTATCTTCGTGCTAGAGTAGAGGCTGGCCGTTATGAGGAAGTTGGAGTGTTCTTAATACCTAAAGGAGTCAATTATATTATTGGAACTTATGGTGGTGCTGTTTGTTATGCATCAGAACAGATTCAATATCTTGGCTGGTTTTGGAACCCTATAACTTGGTTAAAAGTACTTTACTACAAAATTAAAAAATAATGGGAAGCTATAAAGAAGTAACTGGTAATCTTATCACTCTTGCTAAACAAGGAGAGTTTGATGTTATTGCTCATGGTTGTAATTGCTTTTGTACTATGGGGGCTGGATTAGCTCCTCAAATGGCAGATGCATTTGGTTGTGATAAGTTTAATATGGAAGGAGAATCTTATCGTGGTGAATTTGGTAAACTTGGTAATATAGACTTTGAAGATGTTTATATTAATCCTACCACAGGTCAAGTAGTTCCTTTCAATGAAACTAGTGGTGATGCTCACGTACTAACCGTAGTAAATTGTTACTCACAGTTTGGTTTTGGTAAAAATCATAAGAACGGTTCTGTAGCTCCTCTTGATTATGCAGCTCTTGAGTTGTGTTTAAAGAAGATTAATTATGAATTTTCTGGAGAACGTGTAGGACTTCCTCAAATTGGTTGTCACCTTGCTGGTGGAGACTGGAACATTGTAAAAAAGATGATTCAGGATCATGTTAGTGATTGTGACGTAGTTGTTGTAATTTATGACGGTAAGTGATTTTATTTACCTATATAAATACCCTTCTAAGAACTCAAGGTGTGATAATAAATTAATCGTTATTGGGTTTCTTAGGAGGTATTTTAAGTTTAAACTATTTATGTATATAAAACTATGAAGAAAATAATGTATGTATTACTTCTAACTACTTTGGTTAGTTGTTGTAAAAAGGTTGACTGTCCTCCAGGAAGTCGTTTTGAGTGTGGTAAGGGTTGTGTTGCTAATACTCTAATTGACACTTTAAAACAAGAAGTTAAGCCTAGAGTTGAACAACTTATCAGAGAAAAACTGAATCAAAAGAATAAGCCAATACCAAGCTACACTAAGTTTAAGGTATCTGACGTTGTTTGTGTTTGGGGTAAGCAAACTGGTGTAATTGTGGAGATAAGTTGGGGACGTGTCCCTGATGGACATGATCCTGTACTTGTTTATACAGTAGAGTTTGAGGATAGTAGCTACAGTAATGAGGAGTATTATGATACACAATTAACCTCCGGATCTTGCCGATGAACCCACTATTATTAACAGATTTTTACAAGGTACATCACAATAAGATGTATCCTGATGGTATGACTAAACTCTACTCCAACTTAACTGCTCGTAAGAGTAGAATACCTGGAGTAGATAAAATTGTCTTCTTTGGTTTGCAGCATTTTGTACTAACTTATCTAATTGAAGCGTTTAACAAAGACTTCTTTCTTAAGAGTTATTATAAAGAAGGTGATAGTGTTGTTATAGGTAACATTGACACTAGCTTGGGTAGAGAAGCTATTAAAAAAGCTATGAGTATTAATTACTCAAAACATATTGGTGTAGACACAAAGCATATTGAAGCATTGTGGGATTTAGGTTATCTTCCTATTGAGATTAAAGCTGTTCCAGAGGGTTCAAGAGTTCCTATAGGAGTACCTTGTTTAACCATTACCAATACTCATCCAGACTTTGGTTGGCTTACAAATTATCTTGAAACATTGATGTCCTGTATGCTTTGGCAGCCTATAACGTCAGCAACAATTGCTTATGAATATAAGAAACTACTTACAAAATATGCGCTTGAAACTACAGGATCAGCAGACTTTGTACAATGGCAAGGTCATGATTTTTCAATGCGTGGAATGTCTTCTGTGGAGTCTGCCATTCTTTCTGGTATGGCTCATTTGCTCAGCTTCACTGGGACGGACACTATCCCAGCCATCTACCAGTTGGAATCTAGTTATGACGCTACAGGCCTTATTGGTGCTTCTGTTCCCGCAACTGAACATTCGGTTATGTGTATGGGAGAAAAAGAAAGCGAAATCCAAACATTTAGCCGTTTGCTTAAGCTGCATCCTATTGGTATACTATCTGTTGTTTCTGACACATGGGATCTATGGAGAGTATGTACTGAATATCTTCCAGCTTTAAAGAATGAGATCTTAGCAAGAGATGGTAAACTTGTTATCAGACCTGATTCTGGTGATCCTGTAGATATTATTTGCGGTACCAATAGTAATCCTGCTAATAAATATCATGAAGAAGTAACACCAGAAAGCAAGGGAGTAATAGAACTTCTTTGGGATATATTTGGAGGAACAATTGTAAAAGGAAATGATGGAAAAGAATACAAACAACTGGATAGCCACATTGGAGCGATTTATGGTGATTCTATCACCCTCGAAAGAGCTGATCAAATCTGTAGACGACTTCAAGCAAAAGGTTTTGCTTCTACCAATCTCGTGCTTGGGATTGGGTCTTATACTTATCAGTATAATACTCGTGATACTTTTGGGTTCGCGGTAAAAGCTACCTATGGTGAAGTTACTAAAGATGGTAATGTAGAATCCAGAGAAATCTGGAAAGATCCAGTAACTGATGATGGTACTAAAAGAAGTAAGAAAGGCTTACTTCAAGTAATTGGTGATTCTGAAGGGAATATTATTGGAGTTAAAGACCAGTGTATACCAGCAGAAGAACAACTTGGAATGCTACAAACAGTATTCAAAGATGGTAAACTAGTGAAAAAGACCACACTAGAGGAAATTAGGTCTAAACTTAAAGTTTAAATAATATGTCAAAATTTAAAAATGCGTCTGAAATAGTTGAGGCTGTTAGTCGTGGAGCTAAATTAAAAATACTCTCAGGCAATTTTGGTGGTAGAAAGAAAGGCGATTTGTTTTATCCTGATAAAGGTACAGCTTTTTTGTCAGGTGTTTATGCTCAGTTTCAAATTGGTGGTGTTTCCTATAATTTTTCAGTAGCAAATGTAGAATTAGCTGTGGTCACTGTTGGTGATCTTAATGCAGATATTCACGAAGCTGAGGAAACAATAGCAACAGCTAAAGCGAAAATAAAGTATCTTGAGCAATCTGGATCACAAGAATTTGATGAGACAGAGTTTAAAGTGTGGAACACTCTTCAGCTTCTCAAGGGTAAAAAGAACGACCTTGAGAAGGCGAAAGCTATTGCCGCTTTGATTAATGCCTAATGGAAAATCAACAAGGCCTGGCTCTTATCTTTATTATTCTTGGTGTTATTCTAACTGAGGCTATATTTCAGCCCAGATTAGAGTGGACAAGAAAAAAGCACCTCTTATTGTTTTTTAACGATAAGGGTGCTCCTAATAGAGTACACATTAGAATTTGGTAATTAATAACCTACTTGCTTCGGCAGGTAGGTTATTTTTTTTACCAAGCACTATAAGGGTTGTAGTTAAATAGGATCAATAGAATAGAGAATACCATTAGTAAAAACTTCCAGAAGAACCAAACATTTTCACCAAATGACTTCTTTTCCAGCTGGTCTATTTGAGCATTACCAAGATAAGTGAGTGGCTTCTTTCTTGCCCAATTTAAACCATAATCAAACACAAACCAATAAATAGGTACATAGCTTATTACATTCCTAAGCCATAACCACACCTCTTGGTTGTAACCAATAATGGTTCCTACCAAGGCTCTAATAGCCCAATTGAGGGGATGATCTGGTTTTACTTTCTTTTTCACGATCAGCCACCAATTGATAGCTATATCTATAGCAATTACGGCACAAAGTAATAATAAAGTTTTCATATTATCTCCACCCTTTTGTTATTAATCTTACACTTGTATCTAATTCATCAAATTGGTCAAGTTGTCCAAGTGGGGTTAAAGCTCTTGTCCTATACCACACTTCAGTCAGTCCTTTACCTTTTCCTTGTTCCATTACTTTTAACTCTTCCCCAGTTAATAATGCTCCTGCAGCATTAACAGTAGAGTATAAAGCTTTATTCATAGCATCTATTGTGTTGATAGCTACTGAAGGAGATCTTAATACATCCCAAGCTGTAGAAGGAGATATGAATGTCATCATCTCTCTTCTCATTCTGGCTAACATGTAAAGTGCATAGCTATCTTGGTCATCATCGTCAAAACCAGCAAACATAAGTACTGATAATCCAGCTATTACGTAAAGCTCAAATATTGTCTTTCTTACATTAGCTTTACGCATATTGATAATCTGCTGTTTCTTCTCTTCAGGTAGTCCAAGTTCATTAGGAAGTAATAATGACTCAGGGTCAGTTGCTTCCATCCATAACATTGTTTTAAGAGAATCCAGTGTCCCCTTAACAAAACCATTATCTGGGTGAAAGTAGTTATTAAACAGAACTAAAGCTGATATATAATGACCTTCATTTTCCTGTTGTAATCTTTCATCAAAGTGTCTTAGTCTATATCTTGTAGCAATACCAGGAGCTAGCCAGTTTCTCATAAACATTATGAGAGATCCAGCTACTGTTTCTTTAATTGCAGAAGAGTCAAGCTTATTGTAAACACCATTCATGTTCTGATACAGACGTAATGCGTAGTCACGTACCTCATCTATATCTTTACCTTCTAGTGTAGATTTACTTTTGTACTTGTATCCCTTACTTAGACTAATCTTACCATCCATAGAAACTTCTATAGCATCATATAGTGATACTTCTTTACCTTCACTATTTGCAGCTTTAAATCTGTCAAATACAGCTCCTAAGGCTACAGAGGATAGATTGAATTCGGTGGATTCAGATAAACCTCTTGTTAAATGAGGAAGTACAGTTCTCATTTTAGTAGTATCAATACCAATATGATCTACTGGTCTTTGATTATCAGCCGGATTAAAGTAGGTATAAACTCTACCAAACTTAGTCTTCTTTTCTCTATTGCCAAGATCTAGTATTGCATCTTTAAGTACTTTACCATAAAACGCTTGTCCAGCTTTCCAGTTAGACATACTAATAAGATTACCACCAATAGCCTCTTTAGCCATTGTAAGATGTCCCATACCTAAGTTAGTCAAAGGTATAGCAAGGTTACCAAATAGTATTCTAAGTCCTGTGAACTTCATAAATGAATCCACACTCTTACGTATATCTATATTCTGTCCAAATACTTTAGCTTGTCCAGCATCTTTCTTGAACTGTCCATATATTAATCTCCTTATTCCAGTTTCAGCAGCTTTATAAGCATTAGATTCAGAACCTTTTATGGTCTGCATTAATCCTGACTCTGGGTCAGTTATGGCCTTTCTCTCTCTTGTTAGGAATCCAGTTAAGCCGTGACCTTCTACTCTATTACCTTCTTTAACAAGTTCTCTCTGTTCAAGAGCAGACTTTATCAATTCAGCATCAGCAACAATCTTTTCCAACTGTTTATAGGTATGCATCTCATTCATAAATATACCTACTGTTGTAGCTATATCTAATGATACCTCTCTAGTGCTTAATCTACCATCCTTACCATCTTGTCTTGAGATAAATCTAATAGGAATGTAGTCTTGTGGTTTACCATTCTCATCAACAGCTCTAAAGTCAGTTTCATCGTATCTTCTTCTAATTGTATCAATAGCTTCTTGCTTTAATACATCAAGCTTACCCAATCCCTTTTCAGCTAGTATACCTTCCATTAAGGATCTTTGAATAGTTGGTATTCTTAATCCAGGACGCATAGAAGGTAGGTGTATGGCTTCTTGTGACTTCAAGTAACCTAGCACAAAGTTCTCATAGAACTGTCTTAGGGGATAATCCTTACTACCCTCTTTTATAGCTAGTATCTCTTTGCCTCTAGGTGAAATAGGGCTGATAAAGGACACACCATTAGAGTTATTTTGTAAGGTTTCAGTATCAATAATAGCTTTAAACTTATCTGCTATGGTATCTTTTTTACCTGTCCAAGCTTCAAAGTCCTGTAATGCTTTAAATAAACCTACAGCCTTATACTTAAATCCATCCTTACCAATCTTCTTATTCTTTTCGTTATAGTGCTTGTATTCTACTGTAACCTCTTTAGGCTCTTTAGTGTACAAGTCCTGGTTGGTTAATCTACTGCCTTCTGAGAAAGCGTGTTTAATTAACTTATCAAGTGTAGCAAGAGCCTCATCAGAACTATCAGCAAGAGGATCAAATAGTCTATTAGTCCAGGATATATCTCTGTCCGCTACTTCTAGTCTATCCTTTATCTCAGCTATTTTCAAGTCTGGGTTATTGGACTTTTGTTTAATTACTGTGGCTACTCTATTAATAGTAATGTTACGTATGTCCTCTTTTCTATCTTTAATAGTGTTAAACAATTCCTCAAATTGTTTTAGTAGTGCAGGAACAGCTTCTTTTACAGGAGCAAATGCTTCTGGGTTCTTTCTAAGTTCAAGACGTATCTGGTCAAGTACAGAGTAGGAATCAAGTTGTTCTTTTGCTGCAAGTAATACACCAGTGTTAACATTAGCAGGATCTACTGCAGATAATCTCTCTACTGTCTTATTTAATGCATCTACTTCCTTACCAACAATAGCAAGGAACTTAACTATAAACTGGTTTCTCTTTACACCAGATAATTGCTTAAGTACGTCTATATCCTTCTTTAACAGGTCAGCCTGTTCTTTTTGCCCAAACACTCTCAATCTTTCCTCCCTAGCTTTTAGTGAGGACATAACTCTTTCTATTATATCAAGACGTTTTCTTTGCGAAGGAGTTTTCTTTTCATTTTCCATTAACAAGTCAAAATCAGAAGCACTTATTCTTTGTAACTGCTCTGTTTCATTGATAATAGAATACATTTCATCTAATGCCTGATCAAACTCTGAAGGTAAGCCTAACACTTTACGTACTAGTCTTAATAGTGTGGACCATAATCCACCACTCTTTAGCCTATCTCTGAAGGCTGCATTAGAAGCTAATTCAGCTACAAACTCCTGTAAGTTATAGATTTGCTTGTTTTTAGGATCAAGCTTCTTAGCTTTCTCCCACAACCTCTCCATATTACGTTTGAAGTTTATTTCTCTCTCTGTTTGGGGATGAGCTATAACTCCAGATATAAATGCGTGGGTTAATTCGTGAAGAATAACATAACGCTGTGCTGAATCTGATTTGATATTAGCCTCATTGTTAATTATGATCTTTGTATTTCCACTTTCAAACATTCTGTAAGTACCTACTCTTCCATAACTCTTACCATCTACTATTCTTGGTTCAAGAGCTTCTGCAAATAGGTCACTATTTATCTTATCAGCATTATTGAGTAATACCGAAGCAAGTTGTTTACTCCTTACGTTAGTTTCTCTTTCCACTATTCTTTGCAGAGCTACCTCAGGTGTAGTCTTGTGTCCTGGAATATAGGTAGCTACATACTTATTGGTACCAACACTACCACCATTTAGTGGCATGTCTATACTTTTACCTGTACCAAAAGGAGTAGGTTTACCACTATCTTTATTTCTATCCAGATAGGACTTATTATCACCATTAGGAGATACTTCAAAGAAATTACCAGCTTCTCCAAGCGGTTGTACTTCTTTATATAGTGTTTCCTGTCTTGAAGGTTTACTTGGTGAAGCTTCATACAATCTGTATCTTCTGGAATCATAATCCCATAGTTTTACAAATTGAGGCATAGTTTCTGTACTGTTCCTACCATTAAAGGTACGATCATCATCACTAACCACAAAGCTGTCCAACTGTTGTCCAGTAGTAAATGTCTTTTTTACATTCTTTAAATTAGTCTTTGTATCTCCATCTTTACTTTCGTAATAGAATACTTCTGGTATATCAAGATCTGCAAAGTTATGTCTAATGAAGGAACGAACTACACCTAAGCTATTTAGTTGTGTAGCACTCTGTCCTGATTCATCAGTGGTGTACATTCCTTCTAATACTACTCTGTGATTCTCAGCTATACCATTTTGTACCCAGAACTGTACTGGTACTAAGTCTATAAAGGATTTAGTATTGTAACCAAATCCAGAAGTATAGATAGCAAACCTGATTAAGTCACCAGCAAGTATTCTTACAGCCTCATTTGGTGAGGTCATCATATCCCACCAGCCTTGTATCATTTGTGTTTTATCCAAGTTAGAGTTAGTGTTAACTACTCCAATCATTGGTATTCCATCTCTTCTATTAGTAGGGATAGACTCTATACCTTTTATTAAAGCATTGTCTTTTAATCCTGGGTATTTCTCTACTACAGATTGTAAGTGTCTCCAGATAGTCTTCTCATTGTCAAAGAATGACCACCTGCTGGTGTAGTTGGGGCTTACCTTATCCAAGGTAGGACGTAATAGGTTCTTTCCTTCTAATACGTAGAAGTCAGTAAACTGATTAAGTTTTATTAGTGTATCCTTATCTGTAAGGTTAGCTATACCTGCAGCATTAGCATAGGTATTCTTTATATCTCTGTAAGAATTAGAGAAATAAGGATAGAACTGTGATGTAAGACTTATAGCATCATTAAGTGAATATTTGTAGAACGCAGCTAATCTCTTTGCCTGAGGAGGAGCTGTGGCCAAATCAAATACTCTTTTGCTTATTGATACAGGACTATCCTGATTAGTTACTTTAGCTACCTTAGCACTGAATGATTCAATAGCTTCTATACCAGTCATATCCTGGAATGTATCTATTGAAAGTACAGTGTTTAGATCACTCACCAGTTGTGCATGATTTAAGTAGTTAGTAAAGTCATCAAAGATCTTAGCTTGATTAACTACGTTTTGACTTATTGGAATAGTTAACCCTTCTTTTATCTCTGGTATAGTGATGTACTTACCTTTCTTTTCTTCACCAGTTCTAAAATCATCAACTGCAGCTTTTATTTGAGGATACTCTTCCAGTAATTTAGCCGTGGCTGTGTATATGTTTGTACCACCACTAATACCATACATTCTTAACCACTCTCTAATAATAGGCTGGTTTAAGAAGTCCATAGTAAGTGATAAACTCATACCAACATCTACCATGTAACCAGCTAGTGGTAACAATACAGGTGGTACATTAAGTTTAGCAAGTAATGGATCTTTAGCTCCATCCAATTCAGCATGTTGCAGCTGAGCATGGTTATTAGAGATTAAATTACCTTCATTATCTAATACTCCACCCACCTTATTAAACTTGTAGTTGGAGGTATTTATTCTAATACCAGGAACAGTAATGAAGTCTTTTAATGCTTGCATCATAGCGTGTCCAGTATTGAATCTGGAGGCTATACCAATACCAGACTTAGCCTGCTTATTCTGACGTTCCATACGAACATCAGTAACAGTAGACAATACGTATCCTTTATTAGTAGTATTAACAATATTACCAGAACCAAGAGGATCAGGTAGTTTGGAATATTCTTCCACCTTCTCTTCTAATGTAGGAGCTGCTAATGGTGTTAGTAACTCCTCGGCGTGAGCTTTATTTGTAAGAATGCTCCAAGCTAGATCGAATAGTTTGGTATCAATACTCTCTTTATCTATCTTACCTTCTTTGTCTAATACTCTTTTGATCAAGCTGGATTTATCAACATCAAAGTCAAAACCCATTTGAGTAGTACCTTCACCAGGAACCATAACTACTGAACCCATTGCTTTAGGTAGTATCATAGCTACTCTAACAGGCATCATAGAAGACTTATTAGATGTAGGTATACGTACCATAATCATCTGTAAAGCTTCTTTCTGTTGTTGATTTAGCTTTTCCCACTTGATCTTATTTGTAATAGGATCAACATCCTCTATCCAGTTAAGTTTTATCTGACTAAAGAACTCTATGGGCATTCCTATTTCAGCTTCCTCTATTTCACCCTTATTGTTTCTAATAAAGCTTAAGTTAGAGTTCTGTTCTTTATTACTAATACCAAAGTCAGCAAGGTTAATCATGCTATAACCAGGCTCCTTCTGCTTAAGAATATTCTTCTTAAACAGGTTAGTAAGTACTGATAGGAACTTACGTCCAAGCATAGGGAAACCCAGCTGTAATGTAAATTCAGGTCTATCTATATTTCTAAGTATCAGCTGTAATGAGTCGTGATAGTTATCATTAAGATCTCTTGACATCAACTCACTTTGTAGTAATGTCTTTAATTTAAACAGTTGATCCTTACGCTTAGCTTTATCTTCACTTAATTTCCAAGTACTATCAAGTCCAAGCTTGTTCTGTAGTTCTTTAGAGCTTGTGGCTGTTCTCTCTGCCCACAACTCATTTAACTGCTCCATAACCTGTTCTCCAGTAAGTTCCTTATTACCTACTGAGTATTTGGTCTTAGGATCTATATTACCTGGTAATAGCTTCCAGAACTGAGTAAGCATTGTTACTTCAGTCTTAACTTTATCAGGTATAATCTGTGGGAATCTAATATCGTTAATAGATACTTCTCTACTTTGAATACTTGTAGGAGGTACACTAAAGTCAGTTATAACACCATAAGCACCTACTTTAACAGCATCATCAGAGGATATAATATCTATATTGTGCTGGGTCATGTAGGTTAACAAGCTACCATAGCCACCTTCTTGATTATTGTGTTTCTTAGCAAAGTCGGGAATTAGTGGGCTAATAGAGTCCTTAAATTGTTCTTTAAGTATCATTTTACCTGTAGGAGTATCAAGTACTCTATCACTAATTTGGAAAGGTTTAAATGGTTGTAGTACTACCTTAGCAGCTAAACCTCTCATCTCTTTAGCTTGTTCTGGGTTGTAACCATTAGCTTTTATAGCTTCTGATATAGTTAAGTTCTTACCCCAAGCAAAATCATAAACTCTTTGGTGATCTTTAGTCCAAGCACCAAATCTCTCCATTATATTCTTCCAAGCGTGTACTGTACACAGTGATTGTGCATCAGTCTTATTTACCTTCTTATATTTAAGAGCTTGTTTAACTGCAGATTTGCCAGTCTCTTTTAAGCTCTTTACAGAAGGGTCAATAAGTTGTGCTAATGAAAGTAAATACTCATCACTATTTGTTTTAATTATTCTTTGGAAGATAGCCCTAATTAGTTTAAGAGGTTTCTCAGGATTATCCCAAGCCTTTAAACCAGGAGTAACTATCTGGTATCCTCTCTTGTAATAAGCATCATCATCTTTATATAATGCCATGTCACCATGAAATACCTTGGACATCTCTGTTCTCCAAGCTATATCATTATAGAAGAATTCCTGTAATAATGTATTTATTTCTTTACCCTGTAGTATTGCTGGTGATATTTCTACATTCTCAAGTTTACCTTCCTTATTTCTTTTAATAACTCCTTCATTAATTAAATCAGATACAAATTGTGCATAATTAGTATCAATGAATTTAGTTATTACCTGATCTATTTCTTTATTAATTCTATCCAGATCTGCTGGTTTAACTTCCCCGTCAGATACAGAATCAGTAATACCTTGTATATTATTAAGCTCAGGTAAGTACACAAACTTCTGTCCTCTGTCCTGATAAGTACTTAGATCTACAGGTAACCCAGCCTTTATCCTTTTTATTCTGGAAATCTCATTATCAACTGTATTCCTCATTACCTTCCTTAGGAATGATTCTGCATTTTTGCCAACATGTTTAGGTAGTGTCAAAAATACTTGTTTACTCTTGTCAGACAATGTACCCACAGAAACAAAGCCTTCATTAGCTCCACCATTGTGAAAACCAATAAGTCTCATTAGGTAGCTATCTGTAGTAGTTCTATCTCCAAACTCCTTAGCTTTACCCTCATCCTTACGCATTGCTGATGGTAAGTAGAAGTTAACTCTAGAGGCTGTCTTGTCATGCTTCCATAGATCTATAAAAGCATTACCCTGATAGAATTTATCTTGTAAATAAAATGCTGCTTTTTCAGCACCATTATTATGTAGGTCATTTATAAACTCTGCTATATAACTAGGAGTGTTAATAGAGTTAACTTGATTACCAGCTTCATTTAAAAATACATCAGCTCTTACATCATCAATGTAGGATTTCTCTACTGCAGCTAATCTGTTAAGTACAGATAGCTTAGACAAATTTTCAAATGGATCTTTCTCTCCTTTAACAGCTTCTTGTAAGAAGTCCAATAAGCTAGAACTCTTTTCAAGGAATAGCATATCCCTGATTGTCTTAGGTGCACCTCTTTTGTTGGACATTTCTATCCAGGTTTGAGGAGCAAGCTCTATTCCAATTTCTTTTAACACACCCTTAAACTGTTTTTCTACATCAGCATAAGGAGTAGTAGATGTAATTAAACTTTTAGCTTCAAGTAACTTCTTAAGTAAGTGCTCAGCCTTTGTAGTTACTACAGTACCATCACTCTTAATAAAGTTTCTCTTTACTGCCCCTTCTCTCCACTTATTTACAATTGTTCTTTGTAAGTCAGCTCTATCTGCAGCTATAACTTTAGCTATAGGTGTACCTTGTTTATCCCTACCATACAAGAATGTAACATAAGGATGTCTTACTAGGTTTAGCTTGGTATTGAATTCAGCAAGTAGTCTTTGATTACCACTAGCTACCTCTTTAGACAAAGCATCATAAATAGCTTTACTAATAGGGTCTAATTTGCTTAATTCTTCCAATCTGGTCAACGGAGTACCATGATCAGCTATTTTACCAGTAAGGTTTCTGAATGCCTTTCTAAAGTCAATAATCTGTGGTGATCCAAGTACTGTAGTTTTTACTCTTTGTGTTCCATCCTCGTTATAAACTATCTCTCCTTTATCACTAATTACTGGTTCAGGTATAGTACTCAGGAATGACTTGATTCTTTGTGTTAAAGACTTAGCTGGTGAAACAAGGGTATGGTCAAGATCATAAATTCTTTCTCCTTCATCTTGAGCTTTTAATTCTTGTATTTCATCTGTAGAGCTGTCCTCACCATCCTCAGGTACACTATATTCAGTACCGTCTTTTAGTTTAACAGTGAATCCCCATTTAGCAAAGTTCTTAAGTACTTCCGTTTTAAAACCAGTTTCTACCTGTAAATCAGTACCAATATCTTCCCACTGTCCTATTAACTCCTTTTCATCTTCTTCAACTTTTGAAGGATCAATAATACCCATTGAGATGTATATCTGTCTACGATATTCATCCTCGTCTACTCTATCATCCTCAGGTATAGCTACTATCCTATCGTAATCCTTTAGGAACTTGTTCTTTACTTCAGCAAATAGTTTATCTATTACTCCTTGTTGGGTAAATAGATCTTCAAATTCAAGGTTTGCCTTTACAGCCCATTCTCTGGCAATATTCACTACCTCTTGAGTAGTTGCTGCTATAATTTCGTTCTGTTGTTTTGAATTAACCTGCCCAGGTAATAACCTGAAACTAGGGTCTTGGTCCTTTATACTAGCAGCAATATTAGCTTTCTGTTCTGCAGTTAGCCTTGTTGTTGCTATTTCTTTAAACAATCTTTCTATTGGACTTCTTAATCCAAGCAAGTTCTGTATAGCCTGCCATAGTCTGGCAAAAAAGTTCTTTACTTCAAGTTTCTTAGGTTTTACTTTGCCACCACTTAACATGTAAGCTCTGAAGTCTTCAGCAAGCTGCTCTTCAGTACCATACTTAAGTACTCCTTGTTGTTGTCTTGGAGATAATAAGTTATCAAACACAAAGTGGAATGCTTCGTGGTAAGCTGTACCAGTCTCAGCGTAATCAGCTATAGTAACTAAGGCATTATGATATACACCAAAAGCCTCTATTCCACCATTAGCTATAATACGATCTACACCTTTTGCTATAGATAAGAACTCTTCTCCAATAGTATCTTTAAACCACTGAAGTTCTCTTGGGGTAATTACTTTGAAGGCATGTTTACCAAATTCTGTTAAATCATAAGTGGAATAATCCTCTTTATCTTTAGCTCTGCCTATATCAAGTTTAGTTTTAAATATATCATTGTGGCTAGAGATAAGTAATGGTCTTGTTTTGCCACTATAATTATATTGATAGGATACTAGATCTCTTTCTTTTGGGTCTATAAAGATGTCTACTAGAATACCTCTTTCCCCTGTAAAGCTTTCTTTACTATCATTGAATTGATAAGTACCAACTATTGATGGTAGGGGTGAGGAAGTATCCTCTACTAAATTGTAGGATAGTATTCTACCTTTAGAAGATTTACGTATATCTGCTACCTTAGTTCCAGGAGCTGGTACTATAAAAGTTAAGGTCTTGTACCCATTTGAATCAAAGTCATAAACTTTAATAGCATTAGGGTAAGTTTCTGACATTAACTTACTTGCATCAGTACTTGATAGTTGATTTGTAATAAAGTCCAGATCATGAACTCCATACTGAGCATCTCTATAAATACTTCCTTGCACAGATAGTGCTAAACTACCAGTTAAAGCTATTCTATTATTTGAAAGCTTTTCTATTACATCTGCGGCTAATGGGTTACTATCCAGAATTTGGTTAAAATTAACAAGCTTTTTGCCAAGGCTTACTTCTCTAGTTTTACCATATAGGTCACTTAAAGATCTTTTACCTTTAGTCTTCTTTTGATCAGTTGGTTTAGAAACCTCAGGAACATTCTTTATTACAAGCTCATTAGGTGCTACCTCGTCAACAACTATTTGACTAGGATTAGGATCTAATGATACTGTAGCGTTGTGTATGGAGAATCCAGACTCATTACCTACACCTTGGTTTTTAGCTCCAAGTAATTTAGTTTGTAAGCTATTAGTAGCTGTAGCATACTCAAAGTAGCTATTATATGTAGTACCAGTTACAGGATCAGTGTAAGGTAGTTCTGAGTTGATATTAGTCTTCTTTACGTTCTTAAAAGAATGATCAAGAATAGTATCTATTGCAGAATATAATACTGTGGTTGTCTCTGGGGTTACATTATATCTGTCTTTAGGGTTTGTATCTTTAAATGGTACCCCTGTCTTGCTAAGTAAATTTAAACCAGCTACTGGACGTTTATTCATTAAATCGTCGAGTTGCTTTATAGTTAGTCTAGCCCAACCATACTTATAAGGCATTAATACTTCATCAAGTTCTTTACCTTTAAAATCAATAAAGTAAAACTTGTCTCTTTTCAACTTTTGTATTTCACCTTTTTTAAGTACTCCTACCCCTTTATTTGGAATGTTAAGTACTTCTCTAAGAGTTTCTATCTGTCCATTGGAAAGTAATTTTACTATATTACTTTTAACCCAACCTTTCTCATTAGCATCAAGTTGTCTATTATCTAGTGGTATTACCTTTAGATCTCCTTTGGAATTGGTACGTAATACTACTGTTTGTCCTGGTTGTGGTTCTTTAGCAAATAATGATGTATCAAGAGTTTTTAATCTCTCAAATTCATTCTTACTCATACCCTTCATAGATTCTACATTAGGTAGTTTTAAACCACCTACATAGATACCAAGGATAGGGTTATGTTCTAGTTTACCTAGTTTCCAGTTATTATTCTCATCTTGGTAATAGTCAAACTGTAATACCTCAAGTGAGTTACTTACATCTGATTTTCTTACATCACCAAAGCTTTTATCACTAATGGTAGTTTCAAGCTTACCTGCAGCTATAACTTTCTTTCTTAGTTGCTCTACAAGTTTAGCATTACCTTTCTTGTTGTCCTCAAGATGTTTATTATCAGCTGATGGTAATTGAAATACAGGTTTACTATGACCTTCTACATAAGCATTAATTACAAAGTTATCCTGACTTGTGGGTTTAAACCCTGGAGTTATAGTAAAGGGGAAATCGTTTTCAACCTTTAAAGTAACCTTCATTCCAGGTTGAATCATTGGAGTGTTAATTAACAGGTTACCATGTTTATCACTTGCAAATACTTCTGTAGGATTAACAAGTTTACCAGAGTTATTGTCATACCACTCCTGTATAACTGCAGCTCCAGTTGCATCTAACTTTGTTTCAAACTTATTACCATTCCAAGTACCAGCTAGTTCTTTAAGATATACTGAAGCTTGGTTTGCAGTCTTTAGTTCTGTATTAGCTATTTTGTCCTGTGTTTTCTTAGAATCAGGTATTGCTTTCTCTTCTTGATCTTGCTCTTTTTCTACTTTAGCAAATATTTGAGCAGCTACTTCAGGACCAAACATTCTGGCACTTTCTTCTCTGGTTAATCCATTAATTACTTCTGGATCAGTTTCTGGTAGGTTAGAATCCTCCAAGAATGTCTCATCAGGCATAGGAGGTCCATTCTCAATATAGTCAGGAGGCCTAGCAATCAGATCTTCAGAATCTAATGCAGGAGGCCCATCGTTTGTAGCCTCAAGTGTATCTTCAAGAGCTTGTTGTACACTTGTTTTAACTTGTTTCTTATTTTCATCTTGCTTAGCCTTCTTTATCTCATCAAATCTAGCTGCAATCTTAGCTTTAGTTTCTGGACTAGAAGCTTTCTTTTCCATTTCCATTAATTCAGGAACTGAAGCTTTAGGTAGTTTAGCTTCTATACCTTTATCAATAGCTTTTTGAGTATAAGCCTTTAACCCTTCAGGAGTAGTTAAACTAACTAAATCCTTTTTGATTGCTTGCATCTTCTCGTCTGTAGAAGCTAATTGAAAAGCTTTCTTAAACATATCAGCATCCTTACTGGTATGTAGTATTGTATTTACGTCCTGATCAGGGAATGCAATAGAAGCCTGCATCTGTAGTGCTGTAGTAAGTTCTGCTGCTTTAGCTACAAATTGAGGATTAGTTTCAGCTAGTTTAGCATAACCAGCAGCACTAATTTGAAGATCCTTTATTGCAACAGCTTCAGAAGATAATTCCTTAGCTTTAATTGCTTCCTGTTTTAGATCATTTAACTCTCTAGTTAGATCATCATTTAATCTGGTTAAATGACGTTGTTCCAGTTTAGTAGCTAATACAGCTGTGTGTATTTCTCCAGGTAAATTAGAGTTCTTTAGTTTAGCTTGTTCATCTTGTAGGAATTGTGCGTCCTCTACGTATTTACGTATATTAGCCTTAGCTTCTGGTGAAGCTTTAGGATCTTTTTCTAATTGTTCTAGGTCTGCTTTGTATTGTGGTAACTTCCCTGTAGCTATTTTTTGAAAAGCTAATTCAGTAAATGTTAAGTCATCTAATTTCTTAGATGTACCTGTATCACTAGTATAATTAGCATTTTCTTTTTGAATACCTCTTTTAGTTACTTTATCTGTTTGTTTCTTTAATACTTCAGAAATTTTAGGTTGAGTGGGTGACTCAGTGCTTTCTTTATCCTTTTCTTCTGCAGCTATACCAGCTCCAGCAAATACAGCCCCACCTACGCCGCCTAAGAAAGCTGATGCTTGAAACTCTGGATCTTGTACGTAGTCAGATAATCTTTTACCAAAACCTCTACCAAAGAATTCAGTCTCAGCTGTTGCTGAGGAGTAGGCCTCTTCTGCTGTTACAAACTGTCCAGCCTCTTCTAGTGATTCAGATCCTATAGTTTTAGCTATCTCTCCAATACTTCTACCCATTACACCTTTTGATGCAGTAGTAAACCCTTTTAGTAAAGAGTTGTACTGCATGAAATCCATAGCAGAGAATACCCAGTTAGTATTCCATGTTTTAGATGCTGCTTCTCCTGCTTTTTGTCTGGCTATTTCATCAGACATTGTAGGATCTTCTTTTAGCTTAGCATAAGTCTTCTCAAATACCTGATTAGCCTCCATTGTAGACTCAGCGTATCTTGAAGCAAATGTTGCAGCTACACTACCTGCAGTTTTAGTTGCAGTTGCTCCTAAGTTTGCAAGTTTAGCAAATTTACTTGCTACACCCGCAGCACCCATAGCTGGAACCATTAATGATAGTGCTGTACCAATTGTAGATGGAGCATTCTTAGCCCACCAAGTTGCATCACCAGGAGCAAATCCTTCCTGAGCATCATCTGTTTGATAAACCTTAGTAGCATCCTGTACTTTAGCTTTTGCCTCTTTCATAGCATCAGCTAACCAGTTAGTATACTCTTGTTCATCACCTTGAAGCTTTTGTACAGCTTGTTCCCAGTCTAATAAATAAGAAGCTCCTTCTATTGTTCCTAAAGTAGCTTCAGAGATTGTTTGTACTGCAGCTTTACCAAGTAATCCCCATTTGGATTGATTTGTAGCAATGTAGTTTTCTACATTACTATCAAATGGTAACGCATAATCCTGAAGGCTGGTATCTTCTGATTTAGTCTCTGCTGGGTAAGCATCATCTTTTGTTACTTGCATTGCTGCAGGTGTAATCTTGTACTTACTCTCCCCAGGAGTTTCTATATATCCACCTAATTTGTACATATTAATCTTGTATAAAATCGTTAGCCACTTGATTCACACTGAAGTATATTCTCTCTTCTTTTTCACCAGGAACTTTAACAGTAAAGATTTTATCGTACTGTCTGGCAAGCTCTTTCTGAGTTATTACTGAGCCATTTGGTAACGTTATTGGTGTATCTGGTAACTTATTAATTAATTCTTCCCTTTGTCTTCCAACGTGTTCTTGAGCCTCTAACTCAAAAGCTTTTTCTCTACCTGCACCATTATATAGTGTAATAGGTACTGATACCTTATATCCAGGTTTAGAACTTACTGCTCCATAAAACTGATTAGCAAATTCTGCACGTAAGTGTGGTTTAGCCTTAAGTTCTCCATCTGATTTTGTTACAACGTACTGTTTAGCTTTACCATCCTTATTTACATGTTGTACAACGTAACCATCTACGAACTCTGGTCCTGCAGCTCTTGCTATTGGTCCTAGAGGATTTAGGTTACCTGTTATCTTTACATCTTCAGGTTTGGCAGCTAAAAATTCATTGTAATCATCTCTTGTCTGTTGATCGCTATCCTGTGTAGTATTTCCTTCCTGATCTGGTATACTATAAATCTTTCTTCTTGTAATATTATTCATTACCTCCTTAGTTGTTTGTTCTACCAAAGAAGGATCAAACGTAAACATAGACTGATTTTGCATTCTGGCATTAACCCAATCTCTGTACTTTTGGGCATTTGCTATTGCAGCTTTTTTATTAGTTTTAGCATCTGCTCTTTCTAGTCCTAATGCATCACTAGCAACATCAGATTCTGTTTGTAGTTTGGATAAGTAATCCTGATAAGCTTTGTAATCCTCGTTATAACGTTCTTGCTGCTTTGCGAAGGTATTATCATTATTAGTGAATCCATTAAAGGTTTGTTTAGAACCTCCAGATCCTGGACCAGCAACACCTAGTCCATACTGCACTTTATTTACTTGTTCAGGCGGTCTTGGTTCAGATTGATCAAGATCAAAATCAAATTTAACGTCACCTACTTTTTGTGCTCCAATAGCTTCCTCACCAATAAAGTTATCAGCAGTTGGTTTACCTGGCTTGTTTAGTCCGCCAAGTCTTGGTATAGCTTTAGTATCCACATCAGTTTGTAGGTAAGTATACAACTTAGCGTACTTCATCAGTTCTTCCTTGATCTGCTCATCACTTTTACCAAATCCATCACCAAGGTTCTTGTTCTTTTGTTGACTATATGAGTCCATATTTCTATAAGAACTCATTAGTTCATCTTCTAAACTTTTCAATTTTTGTTTAGTAACTCCTTGTGCTTGTATTTGTGTTAAGAATAAAGGCATATCAATGTCTCCATTTCTATAAGCTTGTAGTAATGTCTTAACACTATTAGCTTTATCTGGAGCTAGTCCTTGAGCTAACCACTTATCAGGTTTAATCTTTTCAAGCAACTGTTCCCAATCTTTAGTAGGATCTTTATAGGGTTGTACTTCTGCTGCGTATGGAGTATTATAAATTGGATCATCTACAGAAGCATTTTCTAAATAAGTTCTTCTTTCCTGATCATAGACTGGTGTGTGACCCTGAGCCATTAAAGCATCTCTAAGTTCAGTTTGTTTTCTATGCTCTTTAGCTCTTAACCCAGCATTGAGGATACCTTGGTCTCCTTTTAATGCGTTAGCTAAAGCCATTATTCTAGCAGTAGAATTTTCTCCACCAGATTTAGCCATTTCGTCAATAGCTTCACCCAGAGCACCTATGTGTTTGTCCACATGGGATTTTGCTCCAGGTAAAAGCTCAGACTTTAATTGGTTTGCTAGTATTTCTAGCTGACTTGCGTTGGCTAGATTGCCATAATGTCTTGTGGATAAGACATCCGCAGTTTCTTGTAGTTCCTTTAATGGAGCACCAGCGTATTGTGGTATGTACTGTCCATTATTTAATTGTAGGTCAGAATATAGTCCCATAGGGTGTAAAACCAATTTTATGTTTCACACCAAAATTAGAAAATTCCTAGCTACAAAGCAAGAATTACTTACAGTATCTTAGTAGTACGCTTCTTTATTTTGCCCCCAAACCTATTAGGAGCCTTTATAACACCTGCATTTACAGCGTCGAACACTGTGGGGTACTTAGCCCTCATCTCTGCTGGTAGGTCACCGTATTGCTTAGAAATGATGTCGTAACGTGACTTGTCCAGCTTCATTAGGTTTCTTTCTCTTCCTTGTGTTAGAAGCTTGGTTGATAGGTTGGCTACATTGTCAGAAGTAAGTCTGGTTTTAGCATTAGAAAGTCCTACAAGTTCGTTATTGTATTCAGTTCTACGTCCAGCATTTCTAGCATTAACCCCTTGGTTCATGTAAGCTTCCTCGTTATTAACCTGATTATTTAGGTTATTTACCTGTCCAAATACCTGATTATTTGCACCTAGTTTTCTGGATAATAAACTACCTACAGCTGAGGTGTAGTTTGCTCCTTGTGCTGTATTTCTTCTGGTTGTTTCTAAAGCACCTCTAAAATCACTAGCATTCTCAGCTAATTGAGCATTAGGGCTAAATCTCTTTAGTCTTGTAGCTGTTTCCATAGCTGGAGCATTAGGGGCTTGTAACCCGCTAGTTAAAGCCTGATTAACCATATTAGGTACAAAGGTAGATAAAGAAGTAGCTACATCATCAGGATTAACATTAAAACCAAGCTTACCACCTTTCTTCATCTTTTTAGCTGGTGTAAACTTAATATCTCTTCTTGGCCCACCTTCTGTTGTAGGTAGTTGGTGTCTACGTACAACAGAGATCTCATGACTATCTGGTGTTCCAGGAGTTACAGGTACATTGTATTCATCCAACTCCTGTAAGTTCTTACCAGGATAGTTCTTTAGCAATAATTGATCTATAGATTCTCTTGTAACTATGTTAGCTTTACTTAAATCACTTTCAAATAATTTTGTTTCTATTGATTGTTCATTAGGTGCACTAACTAAAGTAGTATTATCTTTCTTCTCATCACCAACCTCTTCACCACCAAAAGCAAATCTCTTTTTATATGGAGTATACATCAAGGCAGGAGCTTTACTTCCTATTCTTCCACCTTTTTCCCAGTTCATCTTTTCATAACCAGTAGCACGAAGTCTAGCTATTTCTCTTTGTGTTAAAGCTTGTTCAATACCTGTTTGAGGATCTAATCTACCTCCTAATAGGTGATGCCATTTAGCTGCATTTCTTGCAAAATTAGCCATCTTACGTACGTGTGGATCTGAAGAATGTAAGGCTTCCTCTGTAGTTTTACCAGTACGTTTTTTATAAGCTGTAAACTTACCTCTATTTTCAGGTTTGATATGTATTTTACCTCCTTTAGCTAATGTGTCCTCATTGTTTAATGCTGACCAGGTGGGCAAGTCTGTGGGTGTATTTATCTTACCTCCTTTTGCAAAGGTGAATAATAACTTTTGCTTTTTAAGTCTTTTAGCTTCTTCAGCTGTTCCAACAGGTACAACATCACTAGTAACATCAGGTAATATTACTGAGTTATTATAATTAGCGGTTCTTGGTAATTTTGATAGTCCACCACCAATACGTCCACCAAATTTCAAAGAAGCTAATCTTCCTCTGGTTGATCTTTTACCATTACTTACAACAGCAGGATTAGCAACTGTAGATGGTTGTCTATAGTTATCAAACATTGCTGGCTCATGTAATACAGAATTATGAAAAGGACTGGTTATACCAGTTATGATACCGCCTCTTGCTTTCTTTGGTTTACCCATTGCTTGTTCTTCATTTTTAGAAGATTCCTGATATGCAAACAACTCATCCAGCTTTTGATCTATTCTTTGATTGGCTGATTTGAATCTTGTTTCGTAATCTTCTGCTTTTTGTTTCTCTAACCTTTTAGCCTCTTTAGCAACACTTTTACCATTAGGTAAGAATACTGAATCTGAGAATACTCTATTCTTTCTGTCTATAATCTCACTATCATCAACGTAAGCATCTTTTAGCTCTACTGAATCAGTTTGATTAGGATTGTTAGCATTAACCTCTACAGCATCATCAGAAATAGGTGTTAAACTACCTCCCTGTACTGCATCTAGTTGTTTAGCTAATAGTACTCCACCATGCTTAAATGCGTTACCTGCATTATTAAGTAAGTTCTTGTCAACACTATAAGTTATTGCTGCTTTTCTTTGCTCTTTAAGTTCTTGAGCTTTTTTAGCATTAAGTACACTAGCTGTTCCGCCTATTATAGCTCCTGCTGCTGCTCCCCAAGGCCCAAGTGCTGCACCTGCAGATGCTCCCTGTAATGCGCCACCTACACCCTGTCCTACCTCACTTGTTTCTGGGGTTAAGGAGGACAATGTATTTCCAGCAAGATTACCTAATCTTGAGTATTGACTCAAATTGTCACCTAAAGCTAGTTTAGGCTTTCTTGATTTTGTTTTCTTACTTCGTTGCATCTCTATAGTCTATATTAGATTCCAGAAGCAGAAACCTGTTTCCAGAAGCATTACTGTACTCGTGACGGCAAATTACGAACTTATCAGTGAATTTCCTCTGGTCAAACCAGCTCATGTTTGTATTAAGCTTTGTAAGATCCAGATTGTAATTATTGTAGAAATCAAGGGTAAAACCTGGTTGTAGGGCTATATCTCTTATCTCATTAAAGTACCAAACACGATTTAGGTTACGTATGTTTGTGCTGTATAACTGGTCTATCTGAGCAAAATTAGACAAATCAATTTTACCTGAACAGTGGTCTAAGGATCTAACTGTTAGGTTTGTTAATGTGTCTGTGTACTGCAGTTGACCAGAACCATTGTAGGATTCAGACAACCAACTCAAACCAGTAAATACTTTATCCTGATTAACATCTGGATTGTGAACTACATCTACTATGAATGGGTATACTGTTCCTGAGTAGAAGGTGCTATAATTACCTATATTGTGTTGATACAGTGCTCCACTTTTTAAAGAGTATATTTGGTTATTAACTAAACTAAACATATAATCTGGAGTGTAATCGTGGAAGCTAACCCATGAATTTGTAATCGGGTTATAGCTTACTGTCCATGATGTAGCACCTTGTTTTTTAGTTATTAATAGTCTATTATAATACTCATCATAAACCAGTGTATAGCCATTTGCAGTAAATGGATTATCACTTGTTATCTTCATATTGTCTCTAAAGAATATCCTTAAACCGCTGCTTGATATTTCATTAGCTCTACTTTCTCCATTATACAAGAATACTTTACCTTGTGAATCATCTACAAAGAAGTACCCTACCTTAGTAAGTAAGCAGCCAAACTTATTTTGTGTACCAGCATAACTTGTATTAGCTGATACTATTTCCTCAGGACGTATTGCAAATAAGTCATTAGACTTAAGATAGATGTTAACTCCATCTCCTTGTACTCCAGCATCTGTCCTGGTTCTAAACAAGCTATATGTATGATGTATTAGTAAGTCTCTATTATTGATACCAGCAATATTAATAATGTCTCCTTTGTTTCTAGGCATTACATATCTATTACCTGCTGGAAAGGTTCTCCATGACATCTCCTTAGCCTCCTCACCTTGAACAATAGACCAAGCTATTGTAGTAGGAAACTTAGTCTGGTTAGTGCTATTAGGATCATACGTAACTCCTACCTGTACGTTATTTAGATAGCTATAGTCATTATTGTAAGATAACTTATTAACTGGTTGTAGAAGATCTAGTAAACAGTTTGTATTTAGTGGTTGACTAACAGCTGGAGGACTAAACAAGTTCCTTACATCAGTTTTACCATAGTAGTAAGTACCTACATCACCAGCATCTTGTTGTCTGTAGTTCCAGTTATTTCTTGAGTATCCTACATAACTTCTCCACACTCTTACTCCTTCTACTGAAGGATGACCTAATGATGTGTCTGGTGTGGAGGATAGTGGTGCTCCTGTAAAGTAACTCATGTAGCACAAGAAGGTATCTCCACCATTAAAGGCTATGCTAGTAGTTACAAGGTTAGTTTGATCTGGTGTTCCAAATCCTTCCATAGGTACTGTGTCCTGTGTAAGGAATGAGCTATGTACATCACTTAGTACTCTTCTGTACTCCATATGCACTGTCTCTTCAAATCCTGTGGTCCAAGGACTATCTATAGTTCCTGAGTTAGTACCAGAACCTAATGCAGATAGTGTATCTGTGTTTATTGAAGTAATAGCACTAACATCAGCTACAAAACACCCCTCGTTGTATAAGTTTTTATACCTATTAACTGAAGAGTTTTGTGGCATGTATGTGAAGTTACTCAGCTTCTTAAGTGTGTTATAAGAGCTTCTTGTTACTTGAGCATTAGTTGTGTAATCTATTACAGTTCCTATACTTGTACCACGGTTTAAACCTGATACAGTCATTTTAGCTCCTGCAGAACCAAAACCAGTATAGAACGTATTTAAGCTGTTTCTCCTTAGTTTATAGTTCATCCAAGTGTAGGTAGGAGTAACTTGTCCTATATCCTTAAGTAGGTCTAAGGCATGTATTCTTATACCATCAGTCTTTATAAAACCAAAGCCTGGGAATGGTGTAGAAGCCATAATCCAGTTACCACCTGTTGACCAGTATGTAGTTGTACCACTAAAATCAGTGGCTGGTAAGTGTAGTAAGTCATTACCTACAATAAGTGAATTACTTGTATCTTTTTTAGCAAACGCTATACCCCATCTTCTAATCTTACTTTGTATAGCTAATGGTATATTTACATTGCTTACAGTTAATCCTATTCTTGGTAATTTAGATACGCCAACAGTAGTATCACCTGAGTAAGTTGTATTAACTAAATAAGAGGTTGTAGGCATTCTATGGTGCCTAACTTTTTGTCCAGCTAAACTACCATAAACAGCGTTGTTAGGATAAGTTTCATTGGCGTTTTCCCAGAAACCTAAGTTATTGCTAGCACCACCATAATTACTTGTATCTTCTACCTGGAATCTAGTGTACGTTAATCCATCTTGAGTTACTATGTCTCTTTCGTTTGACACAGCAGCTCTTCCTGGAATATGATAGTATACTCTATTACCATTGTTCAGCTCTACTTCAAGATATAATGCATAAACATCACCAGGCATTAAGGATAATGCTAAGGAGTCTTTATGGTTATTAAAGTTAGTCATTACATCAACTAAACTTACGTTGTAGTTGACAGTAATATTCATTGCTGTACTTTGTAGTTCAGGAAGATCGTCAGAAGTGAGATTAGCTAGTACTAGCTGTCCATTTACTTGTGTTATAGCTTTAGCATTGTTATAACTAGCATTAGCTGTTAATACTTCAGCAAGAGCTAATTTAGTAGAAGTCTCAGAACCAGTTACTGCAGCTGTTACTGTAGTTCCAGGTAAGCTCTTAGTTAATGCTTGATAAGGTGTTAATACTTGATCTTTAGATTGTATGTAGCCTATTACAATGTTGTCAAATGCTGTATCACAAGAGCTGAAAGTAAGGCTAATTGATTTGGAGCTGATTGTGCCTGCATCACAACCATCATTATTATTGAATGCATCAGATTTACTGTCATCATTTATGTAGAATACTTTATCGTGTACAAACCAGTTTGTCTCAGTTCCATCATTACTTGTGTATTTTGTAATGATGACGTATGCACCAGTAGGTAATGATCCACCAGTATCATTTATTGCGTAAGAAGATAGTACAGGATTAGTTACAGCTTGGAAGATTTCTGTATCTTCTAAACTGTTTATAGCTGGGTTATCAAGGTTTATAATCCTTGGTTTACCATTATCAGAAATAAAGGCTACTACCCTTTCACCATTAACATTCTGTCTAAACTCACCTTTAATTGGGTAAGATGTGGAGAATCCTAGTGATGGGTTGTTGTATACTGCAGTATAAACTCCATTACTCCATGAGCCTATTTCACAGTTAGTATTATCTGTAGAGAATACAGCAAAGCTTGTTCCTGTAGGGACTATTCCTATTATTGTATATGGAGCAATTATACCAAGGTTAGAGAACCCCTTCTCGTTTTCAAGAGTTCCTAATATATTAGTAGATACCACATTTTTAGCAAATCGGTATGTTCCTTCTGGCTGATCAGTTTCAGCACAATCAGTATATAGTCCTTTTATTGGTTTCATTACTTTGTTATATAAGCCCAGCTAAGAACTACAATACTAATTCCTTCCAGGATCATTATTTTAACTGCTTTCCACTTGCTTTTACGTAGTGCTTTTTTATTGTCAGCTATTTGAGCTTCTCTTATTCTTACTACCTCTTCAAGATCTTTTATGATCTTATTGTAGGTTTCATCTTTAGTTTTATAGATAGTTATCTCTCTATCTTTAGCATTCACCTCTTTTACCAGGAATGTTATAATAGAGTCCTGTCTGTTAACAGTAAACTGAAGATGGTCTTTAACTATTAGTTCGTCTATAATCTTAGAAGCAGTAGAGTCAGGTATACACACATCTTGTGCACATAGCGTAAGGCTAATGCTTATAGCGATTAAGAAGGAAATCAACTTTCTCATTGTGTGTAAATTTAGCTGCTTGTTTACGTCTTAAATCTGTCTCAACACCATCTTTTTTAATACTGTATTGTAAGTTAGATATTTTAGCTGAATCGAATTTAACTTGTAATTCCAGTTCCTGTATTTTTAGATCTAGTGTGTGTATTTTTTGTTTATACCCAGAAACCTCCTCTTTCAACTCTTTTGCGTGTTGTTCAGTTAGTTTCTTTATTTCCTTATCAGAATTGTTACTGGATAGTAAATATCCAGCAACTGTACCAATAAGTATTGCTATAACTAGTGCTATTATTTGATACTTATATTTGTCCATCTTTAGGCTTCTGTTTAACTGTATAATTACTAATTATATAGGACAGTGCAGCACAACTCCAGATTGTATATCTAACCCATGAAGGAATCATTAGATCGGCAGGTATTGCTCCTAACATGTTAGTAAGTTCCCCTACAACCCCGATTATAGTTATTAGTTTAAAGCCCCAAGTGTGAAGTAATTCACCAATGTCTGATCTATCAGCTGCCCAACGTTCTTTTAATGTCATTTTATTATTTGTTTAATCGTTCTGGTTGTTCACTGTTAGTGAAAAAGTCTTCATAGTAGTTGTAAGGAGGTATTAATCTAATAAAGCTCCTATTTAGTTTAGCTGCTCCCTCAGGTGAGTAGTAGGATACCTCTCCCATTCCTCTTCCTGCATATATCTCATATTGTTCGTTAGCGAATTGATAGTTGAATACAGGGTGTTGGTATCCAGACCCAATAAGCCTACGAATAACATGCCATTCCAAACCCTGTTTAAAATTTTCATTATCTGGTATTAAAGGATAACCGTCTTTATCTGTAGGTACTGCATAATAGTGAATTTTAACATACCCAGACTCAAAACTGGTTTGTATGTAGTTACCAACTATCTTGTAGTAGTTCTTTACTCTTGTACTGTCGTTTACTTTACTTTGTACTATATCTGTACCATCTGTGTAATAAGGAGGTCTTACCCCAGCTGTACCACTAGGTAAACCAGTGCTTGTCTGGTGCTGAAATGGGTCAACCTGAAATGAGGATACTCTATTTTGAGTGACTACATTAACCCCTCTTGCAGAACTTTCTGACCTCAGGTCTGTTTGATCTCCACCTTCAGGTAGTCTGTTACCGTTCTCGTCTTCAACAGCTATAATGCTTACAAAACCACAAGGCAATTGTGCACAGTGATTACTGGTTAATATTTCTCCAGGACAATCTTGATCTCCTGTAGATTCTATTATTAAGCTATTAGTTACTTGCATCATGCCTAAACCTTCAGCTATCCACTCTAACACATCATCATGATATGTAGAAGGTAACTTGTAGCCTAAAGCTCTGATAACTCTAGCTAATATTTCTTTTCCAGATGTAAGCTTATACTTTGACATGTTAAACTGGTTGTGGTACCTGGTTAGAGTATAGTAAGTGTAGTGTTGGATTAATCCTATTAGCTAATACAAGTTTACCTTTGTTTCCTAGTTTATTAGGATTGTTATCTCCACCTTTCTTACTTCTATTACTTGTTGGTATGAACTTATAAACTGTTTGATTTTTAACTCTACAAATATTCTTTTTTACCCATCCCCAACGTAAATACCAAGGATCAGAGAAGTAAACTAACCACGCTTCTCCTTGTTCAGAACCAGCTTCTCTTGGTGTTTCTCCTCTTGCAATTATTTCAGCTTTTAACTGTTTACTTGCCCCCCAGTCTACTTTTGGGTTTTCGTAATTACGTCTTATTTTCTTTATTAATAAATTTCCTAAGTTACTTCCAAAGTTAAGTACTTGACCAAAGATTACAGCATCAGCCGCTTTTCTATTGAATCTTGAAATAACTTCTTTATACATCCAATAAGGCTCTTTACTTTTAGGATACTTAGCTTTGTAATGAGCATACATTTCCTTTGTTGAATGAGTTACTGGAGGTCTTATTACTTTTCCTGTTCTTACTTGCTCCATAGTTTAGTTAGTTTGTTAGATTAGTAAGTTGATGCTTCTGTCCAGTCTACAGTTACTGTTAGCTGCCAAGTTCCTGTACCAGGTACTGCAGGTAGTGTTAGCACAAAACCCTCTTTTGCTGCTAATACTAAAGGATACTCTCCAGCTTGAACCTCAAGTAGGTTTGTTGGAGCTAGTATTTGTGGTTGTAGAGAACCTGTTATTGGACAACCAGCCACTATTGTTGTAATAGGGTTGGCTTCTATTGTTTTAGTTCCTGCAACTAATGCTGTAGTATTTATAATCTGTGCAAAACCTAATAAAGAGTTAGCCATTGTAGTTTTCTTCTTTAGTATTGCTGCTGGAGTTAACGTAGTACCACCAGAACCGTTTGCTGACCAACCAGTAGCTTTAAACAAGCTTATTTGCATTGGTACACCAGCTGCAAAGAACGTAGTTGATACTGCTGCACTAATAGTTATTGTGTTAATTATTGCTAGCCTTGTGGCATCTGTCCATCTAAATTGGAATAATTCAGAGTTAGCAGCTAATCCTGCAGCTATAACACCACTACTCATACCAGCTTCAAAAGAACCATTATTGCCTGGATCTACTGGCTTTATGTTTACGTTTAGTGCACTGTGTAATGTTCCACCAATTTCTGCAGCTAAACCTGTTGTTCTACTTGTTATATCCATTTCTTTAAACTTTTAATGTTGTGTCTTTCTAATTACTAACTCAAATGTATCAGGAAGCATATCATAAATCATCTGTAAAGCTACAGTAGATTTAGCTACATCCATCATTCCATCTTTATTTAAGTCAACTATATCCATACCAGGAGCTATACATCCAAGTAATTGACTTACATAATTACCCCTATGAATACAGATTCCTATACGTTTAGGTACATTTTGTAATCTAAAGTGTGGATAGGGAAAATGATCAGTTGGTAGTTCCTTCTTAACAATATAAGGTACCCCTACATCTTTTGTTTCTGGTATGCAGTTTTGATTTATGTGATTACCACCATCAAGATAAGGTAACTCCATAGTATGACAAACTAATTTACCATCTATAAATAAGTTACCAAGTGTTTCAGTTGGTAAATAAGTTCTTTCTAATATTACTTGTTTAAGCTTGTCCATCTTGTTTATCTAATGCTACCTCACCTATTTCTTTAGTCATTAAGACTTTTAATTCATTCTTTAATACATCTTGCATAATAGTATTAATGATGTCATCAGGTATTTCCCACTGATCATCATCAGTATAACAAGCGACTCCAGAGCACTTAAATGGAGATAGTTGTCTGGCGTCTGGCCATATTCCCCTTACTCCAAGATACTCAAGGTCATCCTCATTATATACGTAAATCCTTTTATTAACGTAGAAGTACTTTGGTCTATCTGGTGTCCACTTGGAACCAAACTTTATTATCCAATATAACTGTTCTGGTGTTGTGTAAGTGTAGCTATCCAGTTTATCAGGATCTCCTACATAATCAAACAATCCATAAGAAGTACGAATCGGTAGAGGGATTTCCTCTACCGTTCTAAGTACTGTACAATCAACTTCTACAGGGCATTCAGCTTTATCCACCCTTTCTAGTGCTGCAGAGAAGTCTTTCAAGAAGTACTTTCTCTGTTCTGGGTGTTTATCTATTACCTTCTGTAGCCAGTCTGCTCTCTTATAGTTTAGAATAACCTTCAACTCCTCTTGCAGGGGTATATTAAAAGGCTGTCCTACCCGATCAGCTAATAAGTCTACAAGTTCGTTTAAGGATATTTTCATACTAATTAAGCTTGAGCTACTTCTTTTTTAGCTTTTTTCTCTTTTTTGGCAACTGGAAGATCAAATACTAATGTACCATCTTCTTTCAGCTGTGCATTTTCTATTGGACCAGCAACATTGTTTTCCTCAAGAATCAACTCAAGGATTGTGTTTTGCTTGTCTTCTAGCTCTTTGTAAGCTGCCATCAATTGTTGCTTTTGAGCTTCAATCGTTTTGATAGCTGTTACAGCCTTTGCTCTTAATTTAATTTCCATATTAGTTTTATTTAGTTTAGATACAAAGATATGATAATTCTAGGGTATAATCCAAATATTTAGTAAGCTTTTTACTGGTCATAGGCGTGGTAAATAGCATCTTCTGTTTGTAGAATTTGAAGAATTAGGGGGTATACTTTAACTGGGGAGTTCATTATAACCGCAAAGAAGTAGTCAAATTGTCCCATAGGAGTATCTACAGTAGCTCCTAATGAGTCAATATAATGACCAGTTTGGTATTGAGTTATATTTCCTGACTCATCTCTTACTTCAGGAAGATCTTGAACAAATGTAGCATGTAAACCACTAGCGGGGTTTACCAAGGTACTATTGGTTGCTGTAAGTATTCTTGAAAAAGGTCTAACTTCTTGATTTGATAGTTCTTTTCCATAACCATCTTGTTCTTTTGAATCACTTTCAAAAAAATGGCATGAAGTGTTAATTGATACAGATCCCCCATCTTTATTGACAGAGAAACTAGACCATGTAATTGCCCTTTTTATCTTGGAAAAGGGACTATTTGAAATCGGTATGTAATGCTGTGGTAACATATTATTAGGTTAAAAGTCCAAGGTTTTGTAATGCCTGTACTATTTGTTTTATTGTGTATCCTCCAAATGTAGAGGCATCATTTACTGCTGTTCCTGCGTTCGCAACAAAGGCCGCAGCAGCTACGGCTGTGGTAGGCCTTGTTATCGCCGCTACGTTATAGAATCCCAACTTACCAGTTGACCTTGATTGTACGTTTACAGCACCTTCTGCCCCGGAGCCATTGGGGACGCCAGATGAAATGTTTATGTTTCCTGCGGCATTATTTCCAACTGTATACCCGTTACCAGATTTTAAGTTAAAATCACCGCCTGTAACAGAGGCAGCGTGTCCATTTGCGGATGTGATGCTAAAAGCAGCAACTGCACCTGCTGTGTAAATGTTTACTATGCCCGTTGATGAAAACTGAACGGATGTTGTGGGTACGGCTGGGTCGTACATTAAAATAGCGTTGGCCTGAAGCCGCATCACTGCCGTTCCTTTAGTGATTATATTAATGTCAACATTAGCTGCAGATCCAGACGCTGTAAGAGTTCTAACCGATCCCGCCAACCCAGTGTCACCAAATGTTAGGTCACCACTGCTGGGTACAAATAATTTACTACTCACGGCATTTGTGCCGTTAGACATCATCAATTCAGTGTTGGCAGCAGAGTTCGTAATACCACCTCCAGCGACGCCCACAGTTACCCAAGAGGCCCCATTGTAGTACTTCAGGTTTCCGGCGTCACTCGTAAGCATGCCCGCAGAAGGTGACGCAATACTCGCAGACGCCGCTGTAGTGAGCTTAAGCGCCTGAGTTGCGCTCTGGAGATCAAGTATTGTCGACGCGTTTGTTATCGCCGTTCCACCGATAAGGGCTTGCCCAGATGCCACAAAATTACCATTGAGCCCAAGCGCCCAGTTGTTTGTTATAGTTACACCGGCACCAGCAGACGGAGCATCTATATATACAGAGTATGCACGGGTAAATGTGGCCGATGTAGTGGTCTTGTTGTAGGTTATACCGCGAACATAGATGTCCCGCTGAGTTACTACAGTGCCATCCGCCCATGTTTTAGATGCAGTACCAGCACTTAACGAAGCACCCGACGAGAAGCTGGCGTTTGCATTTGCGCTGTTAAGAATAATATTAGATTGCTCGGAAGCAGCAGTTATTGCTGTGTGTGCTGCTGCATCAATCCTAGTTGCTGGAATCCATGAAGCAGAAAGATTAGATTGTAATATGTAAAATTTAGCTAAATCAGCACTTGCAAGTGCATAACTACCTATTCTTACATTACCAGAAGTGTAAAAGGCAAATGGCTGATCTCCTAATATTGCTCCAGATACGTTTACACCTTGACCTCCAAATATAATTCCACGCCCTGTACCCGTTGTTCTAAGTGAAAAATAGTAAGGTGCTCCATAACCAGCAGACTCCAATAAAACAGTATCTGCTAAAATTGCTGTGTTTCCTAGTGATATATTGTAACCTCCACTGCCTGTAGCATTTGTACCAACAAAAGAAGCTATAGTTTTTGTTGTATTATTTGCCAGAAAAGCTGAACCAACCCCCAAAGAAATTGCATTTGTAATTGTTGCATTAGTTCCCGCTATAGGATTATCAATATAAACTGTATAGGCGTTTGTGAACGTCTGGGCACTGGCACCTGCAAGAGTAATGCCCCTAAAATACGTGCTTCTCTGTGTAGCAACAGTTCCACCTCCAGCCCAAGTTTGGGTTGCGGTCTGAAAGTCTTGATTTATATTTTCAAGTGTATTAGTGATCGCAGTGTGTGCTCCCGGATCTATTCTAAGCGTCGGTATCCACCCAGTTGATAGGTTTGCTTGTCTTACGTATAACTTTGCGGCATCTGCAACAACTGCACCAAAACTTGCAGACCATATAGTATAGTTGCCAAGAGTTCCGCTAAGAAGCGTTGAATTTACTTGAAAGTTTCCAATGTTTGAGTAATATACTTTTGGCGTTCCGTTTTGGGAAAATCCCCACCCAGTAGACCCTATTGCATTGAACCCAAAGTCGTTATTTCCACCAGATAGACTTCCTACTCCGGGTCCAATCTCCCAGTTTATTCCACCAGCAGTTAACCAAATTGGTTTTGTTACACCCAGTGCATAGTTGGCTGAAAAAGTGTTATTAAATGTGGGGTTAATGTAAACGGCATAGGCGGTTTGTGTAGCCGGATTCCCCACATTTCTAGTTAATGTGGGATCAAATACATATCCAAATAAGGTATCGCTTGCTGTGTTGCGTGAGGTGAATGTTCCAGCAAATTCAACATGATTTTGATTATTTGCTGTGGCAGTCCATGTGCCGCTAAATAAGAGTTGGTTTGCTGTATTGGAGGTTATGGTATTTGTACCAGTAAGAGTACCACCGGAGGCCAGCAGCCAAGAACCTGCATTAGTAACAACCGTAGCATTATTACCTGGATCATCAGTTACAGTAAGTCCAACAAATTTTAAGTTGGTTCTTTGAGTAAAGCTTGTAGGAACGCTATCCTGTATTACGTGTCCTGTAGTTAATAAAGAAGTCCAGGCAACATTACCACCACTTATAGATAATACTTGTCCGTTAGTTCCTGGTGCTAAAGGTAAAGCATTACCACCAATTGTTCCAACCCATAGATAGTTAGCTGTTAAGCTTGGTGATCTTAATGTAATAGCGTTAAGTTGTGCTTGTACATCAGAACTTAAACCATTGAGAAATTGTAGTTTAGCTGTAGTTATACCAAAAGCAGCTAGACCAGTTAATAGATTTACATCAGCAGTGTTAGCTGTAACACCTGTTAAGGAAGAAACACTTAATGTTGACCATTGAGTGTTGTAATTAGTTCCATCTATTTTATTTAAATACTGACCTGCAGTACCACCAGTGGGTAATCCATTGGCGGTAGCAGCTCCCCAAGCTGGTACTCCACCAGTAACTGTTAGTACTTGTCCTGCAGTACCAATAGGTAATCTAGTCCATACACCACCAGTGTAAATAATTGTATCACCAGTTGCTGGAGTTAATGCAGAGCTAAAAGAAAGTTTGTTACTTAGTAAAGTTGTTAAAGAGGATGATATATCTAAAAAACCTAATGTTGTAGTTGTTGTAGTACTGTGTATTGGTAAACCATTAGCATCAGATATTAATACTCTATTAGCTGTTATTGCAGTGTTTTCAGTAAATATACCAGAAGCATCATTGATAAGGATTCTATTAACATTACCAGTTGCTAGTTTAGTTCTAGTGATTGCTGCAGCTACAGCTATGTCAGCATTCTTTATCTGTAAAGTTAGATTTAACTTTGAGTAGGCTATGGCAGCTGCACTATTGATATTATTATTAGTAATTACATCTGCAGCAATAGAAGATACACCAGTGTTGGAGAAGGTTATAGCTCCAGTTGGTAATACTGGAGTAGCTAAGTTTGAACCATTACCAATAAGTATATATCCATTAGTTAATGCTGTGGTTAAGTAAGAAGATGGATCTATAGGGTTTATAGTTCCAACACTTTTATCTGCAGCATCTCTAGTTAATACAGGATCACCAATACCTGAGCTTAAATTCCCAAGTATTGTTAATCCTTTTCTTATTACTGTTTGTTTAGTCGCCATTATACTTCATAAGTTATAGTTACCCAACCACGGCTACTTGCTGTGGATTGATAGTTAGCATTAGCAAAATATCCACCAGGAGAAAGACTACTTACAACTACTGATCCAGCACTCCAGTATACAGGTGAAACTGTGCCATTACTTGCTGTCATAGCATCTATAAAGATTGTTCCACTATCATCTACTATTGTTACAAAGACATTTCTTATTTTAGAGTCTGTAACTCCATGAGCTACTGAAGTAGATGTCGCAAATCCTGGGTTCATATTCCAGGTTGGTAAAGCAATTACCTTAGTTTTTAAGTAAGGACCAGCACCACCATTGGTTCTAATTCCATTAGTTACATCCAATCCACCAGCAACAGTTACTATTGTACCACTATCAGTAATTATACTGTTTGTAAGTGTTGTAGAGGAAGATGCTTTAGGTACTGTTCCTGTAGTTAATCCAGTTATACCTCCTGGTACGTTAGCCCAAGCAGGTACACCACCTACAACAGTTAATACCTGGTTAGTAGCTCCTATGGCTAGTCTTGTAGTTACATTAGAAGCATTTCTTATTACTATATCCCCAATGCTAGTCATTGGATCGGGCATTTTAGCAGCTAACAATGTTGTTAAGCTGCTACCTACATCCACATATCCTAACTTTGTAGTTAGTGTTGCTGTAGTTATACCACTAGAAGTTAAGAAACCACTAGCATCAGTACCAACTACCACACTAGCTGTTAAAGCCTGTAGTTTGTTAACAAGTATACCTGCTCCTGCTGCTATTACAGCATTAGTGACTGGTGTTCCATTAAAAGAAGTTACACCAGTGTTAGTTATTGTAATTACACCACTTACTGTTTGTGAAGTAGCTTGATTACTTACGTTACCAATATATATTGTTCCATTAGGTAATACTGAACTTACTGGTCCAGAACCATTACCATTATTAGGGATAAAGTATCTACTACCAACTACTGTCCAAGTACCACTTGTAGGAGTAGCTAATAGTTGTATATTACCTGCTGAGAATATTACATCAAACTCTATAAGACTAGTATCACCTACAATATCTGGTGTAGAGTTATCGAACATGTCAATAGCACTACCATCAGATTTCCAGGTTCCAATTATAGACCCTGATCTCTGTTCACCAGTTCCTGACTTAGTTACTGTATAATCCCACCTTGCAGCCTTAGCACTAGCTATAATAAAGGTATCCACTACAGTTGGTATGGCAAATGTTGATTGGAAGTCTGTAGCTAGACCTGTGGCTCCAGTTGCTCCAGTGTCACCAGTAGCCCCCTTAGGACCAGGTAATCCAAAGAGAATTGCTGGTGGAGAAGCTACGTTTACTGTTGGAGCTGCTGGGAACTGATTTAACTCACATAATTGAATTAAGCACTCAAGAATGTAGTTCATCTGAGTGATGTCATCAAGCTTAAGTCTTTCTTCCCAAGCCTCTAAGTAACTAAGAATAAGGTCGGCCTTACTCCACTTTTTATTTAAAGCCTTGCCAAGTCTCTTATTTAGAATTAAAGAGTCCACAAGAGTAACTAAATACCCTTGAGATTGATAGATTATTGTATTTGCTCTTAAATCAAGCATTGTAGTACTATTGAGTTAAACAACCACAATCACTACAGTATTTTTCAGCTTCTCTAGCTGCTCTTTCTCCTTGTAAATACTGTTGTCTGGTGTCTGATATTCTCATTACAGATAACAGTGTTCTAATCCTATTTCTGGATTTACATAGTCCAGAGCTACAATCGCAATCATCTGCACAGCTATCCTTAGATGCTAAGATAGCAACATTAGCATAACATTTTGCAGTTTGATAGTCAATTATTTTTTCTAATACTTGATATACAACGTTATTAGATGCAGTAGAAGTTCCTACATTAGCTATTACTGTTGTAGGATCTGTTATTGGTTGCCAGTAAGTTGTATTACTTACCGCATTACCTGCTGATGGGGTTACGTTTATATACTGGTAAAAAGCATTACCTGTTGTATCCCAAGCTAAGTCATATCTATTAAAGGTAGTACCAACTAACCAGTTGGGTACAATAACAAACTTAAACCTATATCTACCATCTGTACCATTTGTCATGGTAAATGTGGTGGCAAGTTCAGGATCAAAACTAGCTAAAACCTGAGCAGTCTCAATTAAACTCTCATCTACTTTATAAGCTTTTAAATATACTGCTACAGCTGTTCTTAATGGATTAGCACCACCATAAACAGTTGAGTCAGTCAATATACTGGTAACACCATCTGCTGAAACAGAGGTGAATGTTAGTGCTGCTGTTAGTGCCATATTTTAAAAATAAACCCTTGTAATAGTGTTTGCTACTACAAGGGCTATCAGATTTAGGTTATTATTATAAACCGAATACTGTCTGTAGTGTAGATCCTGAAGTTGAACCAACAACTGTACAGATGTGAATACGTTCGTATTGCGTTGTCTGGAAGTCAACTGGGTTAGCACCAGGGTTAATTGTGTTAGCAAACACCAGGAATATCTGGTCGTATGTTAATGCAGTAGAACCATATCTTGTAGGTTGACCATAATCAGCTGCAAATGCTGCGTTGATAGTAGATCCAACACCTTCAAAAATTGCTCCTTCTCTTGCTTCCAATTCTACAATAGACTGTCCGTAACCAGAACCAAGTAACCAGTTTTGAGTGGTAAGTACTGGAGCGTTAATCAGGTTAAAGGAACCTGCTACGATAAAGGTAGGGTTGTTAGTAATACCACCAACAGTTGTTTTACCAGTAAATCTAACACCAAGTTTAGAAGTACCAGAAACATAACCGTTTACGTTAAGTACGTTAGCGATAGCCAGAGTTGCGTTAGTAGCACCTTGATAAATTCTATCAAGAGTGTAAGTTACGTTATCAGCAGCTATTGCTGTTACTTTATAAACCACACCAGTGTTAGCAGTACCCCCGATTGCAATAAGACCACCAACTGCAGGAGCACCTGTAGGAGCAGCGTTAAATACAACTGTGTTAGTACCGTTAGTTACTGATAATGTAGCAGCTACAGTGATAGCAGCGTTAGATGCGTTTGTTTGAATTTCTCCATAACAGAAGGCATCAGGAGCAGTTCTTCTTTCGTAGTCAAGATCAAAGTTGATCTGAGAAACTATTTGAGAAAGTACTGTGTACTGATCTTGTGTAGAGGATGTAACTGTTGCATAACCTTCTTGTACAGGGAATGGTTGGTTTCCAGGAGTTGTTTCTCTCACAGCGATACCAAAGGTAACTGTGTTAGTAGGAGAAGCACTTGAAAAGTTGAAACCCATATCAGAAGTCGTGTTGGTGTTGTTATAACCAATGCTAACGATTTTTGGTACAGGGGCTGTGTAGGCTTGACGGTTGCTTCTATTTAAGCTACCATAGTTGATTGTTGGTGTTCTATGAATAGCACCATCTCTTTTTTGTGCTATGAAGAAGTTCAAACCAGAGGTTAGTAACGTGGTTCTTACAGCACCAGTATCCAAGAATACACCAATTTCTCCATCAGCTACAGCTGCAGAGTTTACAAAGTTGGCGAAAGTTGTCTGAGCTGTGTAGGCAATATTAGGTACTACAAAGACTTTCTCTGAAATACCTGATAAGCTTTTGGCATAAGGTGTAATTGCTGGCATAATCTATTTTAAATTTTTTAATTTGTTCTTGTTTGTGTGTCTTGAACTGTTGCTGGATACGCTTTGTCCTTAGTATCAAGTCTTAGTATTTCTACAGCTAAGTCTATGATCTTGGGGTGAGTAGGGTCAGCTAGTTCACAACCTTGGTTCAAAGCTAAGCTAATTGTTCTTGGCTTCCTAATGTAGTCAAAGTAGCTTCTAGTTATTAGAAAGCTTTTATCTAAATAATATACTAAATAATCCTGAGTTTGGTTCAAAACAGGCTGTGTACCCCTAGTATAATAGAAAGTATTATTCGTTAGTACGTCGTATAATACCCCTTGATTCTTATTGGTTGCAGAGGATAAAAATACCTTCTTATTTACAATATTGGCTATTAGAGATCTATTGTAGATATTATAAGTATTTTGTACACTAGTTCCAGTAGTGCTATTATCTATTGTAACCCCGTCACTTCTATACAGTGTAACTGTTACTGTACCAAGAGGAACGGCGGAAACAAAGATGAATTGTCCTGGATAGTAGGTATCTCGGTATCTCTCCCAATATACTTTATAGGTACGGTTTCTACTGAAACTCTCAATTATGTTTTGTATTACTACGTAATTACTATTATAACTGTTAAATGATGCAGTTATAAATGTACTTGGTGAGTTGTAAAGAGTTCCTACTGTACTGGAATTAATGTTAATTCTGGAGAAATAAGGTGGTACACCTACCCCGTTACTAGTGGGAAAAGCTACTGGAGTGACATACTCTACTTTAGTAGTTGTAGCTAAAGAAGGTGCTGTACCACAATTTACAGGATCTGTAATAATCTCTACTCTACTGTTTAATAACCAGTAAAAATCAGCTGGTAAAACAGCATAAACGCTTAATTGATTGTCTTCTAAAAGAGGATCACCTGCACCAGGGATAATAACTTCTTCAATGCTATTCTTTTGTATTAAAGCAGCAACATGGCCTAGATTTATTTGAGCATCCTCAAAGTTAGAATCTACACCTTGTTCCAAAAGTCTAAACATGGCCTTATTAAGGGCCATGTCTATCTCTTCTGGTTTAAACTTATCTCTTTTATAACTTGCAACTTCTTGTAAACGCTGGTTTACCTGAAGATGCATTTCAAAGACTCTCATTAACTTTTAGTTTTCTTCTTAATTCTAAAGAACCCAATAATTTGTTGTTCCATTACTTGACAAAACTCCATTCTTTTTGAGCTTATCTCCTCATCTGTTTCCACAGGTAAAGTACCATCATGCTCAAGTTCAAACTTCTCAACGATAATACCTTTCATTAGTTTTACAGCATCTCCAGGTCTTACTTCTGTACAGTCCTTTCCTACTTTAATTACAGTGTAAATCTTATCGTTGTTCTCAGTTATAAATTCGGTAGAGGGTAACAATATACCCCCCGCCGTTTTCGTTATCTTAACCTCACGTAATAGAACATTACGCGAAGTTGGTGAATAGTTTTCAAGTTTCATAGTTAGTTAGTTGGATTGGCTTGTTACTATTCAGTTTTTGAGTCTGCTACTTTCAAATCATTAGCTTTTGGCTCTTTTGGAAGGTAGCTTTCATTCTTTTTAACCTTGGTTAGGTACTGTGCTCTCAATAGGTTTAGTTCTCTTGAGTTTTTAGGGTTCTTGTAGTACATAACTGCCGCTTCCATGTCTTGTCCTATAACCTCACCAGATTCACTTAGGTGGATTGCTGTACCTACTTTCTTCAAGTATTGTGCACCAATCATTTCCTGAATCAAATACTTGTATTCCAAGTCTCTATCCTCCGCTATAGTGATAAATCTCTCAAAAGCACCTTTCTGCTCGAAATCATTATACTTAGGGTTAATTTTGGAGAACTCTTTGAAAGCAAGAAGTTTAGCCTCAGGTTTCATACCTTTAATGTTTATGCCAAGGATCGTAAGTATCTGATCAAGTTTAATTGCATCATCCTTGTATTTCATGTAAACAACTGTTGCTTTATCTTCCAAATCACTGATAGATACAGCTATTGTAGATACTCCATCTGGATCATGAATATAGAACTTCTTATTGTAAAGTCTTTGGGCTGACGCCTCGTCTGGGGCTACTTCTGGATGACCAAGTAGGTGCTTGTAAATAACATAATCCTTAATGTTTATAGGCATGTTATTAGTGCTAAGAGGCAGAGCATCATTTTCAAGTGAAATTTGAAGCTTAAGACCATCTTTAGGTACTCTTGTATTGATTTCGTGATAGAAGTTGGTAACTACTCGTCTAAAGTCTTTATCCTCAGCTTCTATACCTAATAGTGCAGGCATTAGAATCTTCTGCTCTTCAAAACTTAATCCAGTTCCTACGGTTCTTAGTCCAGCCTCATAGTAAGGTCCAATAGCCCTAAAAGACTGTCCATACCACTCTTTAACCTCTGGGTCGTTCTGAGCTAATGCCAACATGTTAAATTGGCGGTGGATTTCAATTGATTTTCCTTTGTAAATGTTCATGTTTAATAGTTTAATTGTTTAGTACAAAGATATGCTTAATAATGTTTCACAAGCAACAAGACGTTTATATTAAGCTTATTTGGTATATAAAAAAGAAAGGCTTGATTTCTCAAGCCAATCCCAACTAAACTAAACTATGAAGTCTGTTTTATTGTACTACTAATTCAAGATTAGTAGTTAACCACTGTAGGGCTGATTTCCAAGTGAAGTGAAGTATTACCTCTCCTCAAGTTGACACCACCTGTAGCAAGTCTATGATATGAAGCTGCATCTATGTCGCTAGACAATAGTGACAGATCTCCACTAGACAGGTTCTGTATACCTTGGATGATCTTGTACTGTTTAGGCACAGGAGTCAAACCAGTTACAACACCGTGTAGCATTCTACGACCCTTCTCAGCAACGAATTGCAAGTTAGGTTCACCGTCGAACATACCATCATCAATAAACACCATTCTGTACGATTCCAGAGGGAACCCTGTTTCAGGGTGCAAAGGAGATTTAACTGCTCTACGTCCGTAATCGAAGATTGGATTATGTTTTACTTTAATGTAGTAACCATCTATGTGATACATTGCATTGAAGAAACCAGTAGAAACTAGGTCATAGTTACTGTCACCCTTCACGAATTTATCAGCGATATTACCACCACCTTGTGCAAGCAAGTTGGCAATTGTACCAGCTTCTTTCATTGCACGGTCAAACTCTCTCATTCCACCACGACCAGTGAAGAGCGTAATGCTCATACCATCTGTGTCAGACTGACCAAAGAATGCGTTAGCTACAACGTTTTGTAGGAAGGCATAGGTCAATCTTGTGTAAGTAGAGTAGTTGTTAATTTGCTCAAGCAAACCAGCACCAGTAGGGATTACCTTACCAGTAATATAGTCTTTCAACGGAATTGTACCGTTAGCAAGTCTATTGTATCTGGAATACCAGAACATGTGTTCTACTTCTTCCAACCAAGCACGCTCAAATTGATACTGCTCGAAATCCATCCACAAACGCATAGGTTCTTTACCTTCTGCATCAATAGCGATAGACATTACTCTGTTGGCTGAGTTACCTGCCCACTGGTGTGACATACGAATAACCGACATTTGGTTCTTGTGTTTACCAGGAGCAACACGCTTGAATTCAGTACCTCTAGATTCAGATTCAGCGTTGAAAGTGTTAAGATCACACCACAGAACACCAGCTTGTACCTCAGATGCTGGGATAACAGTTTTATCTGATACAGCGTTTAACTGCAGCAAATACTGATAACCTTCATCCGTCTTGATAGGATCACCAAGAATATAAGCCTGAATTCCAAGGGGAGATTCAATCATGTAGTTTCTCTTGAACCAGTTGTCTTCAAACACAAGAGTGAAAGGGATTAAGCCAAGACCCAAACCAGTTGCTGGAATGGTAGGAGTAGTCTTTACTCTTACTGCTCTGTTTAAACGGCTCATGACAGGCCAGGTAAACTGGAGATCGTCAAGTTCCTTTACTTTGTTATTGGTTTTCTTAAAACCACCATCAGCTGATACGATGTCTCCCATCGTAGCCATTGCTAGAGGGAATGATTTTGTAGAATCTCCCAATAGCCAAGTTAATTTCATTGTCAGCTCAGCTGGTTTCCCATGTCTGGCTGCGTAGAAATTGTTTTCGTCAAGCATAGCCTTGGCATCAAAGATGTCCTGCTGTACCTGGAACCGAAATTTATTACCGCGATTACCTGCCATTTTATTTTATTTATTATTTGTTTAACAATATTGTTTCTTAATCTACTTCATAAGACTTAAGAGTTTTAGCTTGTTCTGCTTTATCTTCCTGAATCCTATTCTTTTTAAATCCTTCTTGCTCCTTTTGAAGTCTGAGTTTCAATTTTGTTGCTACTACTGTTTCAGCTTTTTGCTGTATGATCTTTGAAAGATCTCCATTCTTAAACTGAAAGTACTGGAACTGTAATGCTTTAGCAATATTAGCAGAATCCAGAGGAGTAGCTAGTTCATATTTATCTCCTACTTTCCTAACATTCTTTAGAACATATTCTCTAAACTGAGAAGCTTCATTCCTGTCAGCTATTTTGAAGCTACCAAGTTGCCTTGTTTCTATTGCTTCATCTACAGCTCCTACAAGAATTTGATCCCTCTTTTTTGCTTCTTTAGCCTTTTCTTCCTGGCCTTTAAGAATAGAGTTTCTCTGTTCTTCCTGTTCAGCTTTTAATTCGTCTAGTGCGGCTTTAGCTTCTTTAACTATTCCGCCATCAGACTCCTCATCAGCTTCTATCATCTTAGCTATTCTAGCTTCATTCTTTACACCTTTAGACTTGTAGTACTCTTTAAGGATTTCCTTAGCTAGTACTTCATCTTCATCAGCAATAGTTACTTTTGAGTAATCTCTTGATAATGTTTGTGCAAATAGTTCTGCTGGATCTCCACCATTGTTAGCATGTTTTAAAGCTTTAAACACCATAGGGTATTTGTCTTCTATTTCTGCCAACCAATCGTCGAGTACAGCTTCTTTTAAAGCTATTTCCCTAATTGCCACTCCTTGTGGAGACAATGGATCAGTATCACCATAGTCTATGTCAAGTTCATGACCTGTTAGTTTTTCAACCTCTGCAAAGAACGTTTCTGCATCTGCAGTTTCTTCTTGTTCCTCAGTTTCAACTTCTTTAACCTTTTCAGCAGCTTTGGTTTTATCCTCTGCTTCTTCCTCCTCTTCTTCTTTAGGTTCTTCAGTCTTAACTTTTTTCTCTTCTACCTTCTTTTCAGCTTTCTGCTTCTTTTCAGGTTTTACTTTCTTTTCTTCCTGCTCCTCCTCTTCTTCCTTTTCTACCTCGTCCTCTACTTCTTTTTCTGTTTCCTTTTCAGTGTCAACAGCAAGTAAATTTTCTTCGGTAAAATCGTCAAAGCTAGCAGCTTTTTGACTTTTAGCCATAGTTTAATTAGTTTAGTTGTTCAAATATACCCTAATGTTTAGTTACTTACCAAATTCGTTAAGCTTTTGAGCTGTTACCATAGTCTATTCAGCTTTTTGCTTATTTTTCTTTATGAATTTACGTTCCAACCACGGTTTTATTACCGCATTAAAGAACCAACCAGCAAAGGCACCAAGTATGCCAAGAAGGAATACACCCAATGCTTGGAATATAATTGAACCTATACTAGTTGCCGTAACTGTTCCAAGTATAACTGATAGTACTTCTGTTGATCTTGTCTGACTCATCTTGATTATTTTTTAGATTTTGCTTTATTTCTTTCTCCTACTACTTTGTTTTTTAGTGCTGTTGCATTTGCTTTATCTGCTATACGTTCTCTAACTGTCAGCTCGTGCTGTTTCAGGTCTAGTTCTCTATCTTTCTGTCTGGCTTTTACTGCAGCTTCTCTTTCCTTAAGACCTATTTCTCTCTTCTTGTTTTGGTCGTCAAGAGATACTTTTTGAGCAGCTGAAGGATCAATAACAGGATCAGGATTTTGATCCATACCTGATTGTTTAAGGATTTCGAGATCCTCCTCCCTGTCATACTGTACATGTATTTGTCTTTCTTTTAGGTAGCCATCAAGTTCAGCAAAAGACTGTTTGATCATTTCTATTCTCTGTTCATGTTCTTGCTCATTCTGAGTGGCAGCTTGTTGAGCCTCAATTGATCTTTGTTCAGCTTCTTTAAGTAATGATCTAAGTTTAGACAAGGATTGAGCTTGTACTACATCTACTATGGTAGAGGGGCTTGAACCATTTTGTGCAAATGATTGCACCTGTTGTCTAACCATTTCCAGGTTCTGCAGATCTCTTGGTGATCTTGATATATCCACTCCAAAATCTGTTTCAATGTACTGTGCTGGTTCTATCTGTAATAACGATGTTCTCATGTCATCACCTTGATGAACAGCTTGAAAGCCATCAACCCAAGCTAACTTAGATACATCTAATAAACCCTGTAGTTCAGCTCTTACAAATTCTTCAAATCTTGAAAATACTTTTTCAGATATTACTGCAGATTGAGATACAGCTGTCTGTGTTCCCCTAACAGTATCAGAGGATTTTACATCACCTTTACGTTGTCTGGTTATACCAAGTACTTCATCCCACTCTTTCTTAACATACTCCATTAATTCAATAAGGCTGGTGATATGTTGGTATAATCCCATATCAAGAACTCCGTATTGATTAGTTACTGTTCTATCAGTACCTGGCTGATTAGTGTCTACCAGTGCAAAGCCGTTAGCTTCCGCCCAGTAGAAAAACTTCTCCTCATCCCAACCATCCTTCTTAGGGATAAGGTTTTTATTAAGGAGCATGATCTTACCTTTAGATTTGGCAATAGTCTTCTCAAGATTAAAGTGAAGTATTCTATGTAGTGTTTCATAAGGTAATCCCATTTCAACTATTGACACGTTTTGAGCATGTCTGTCTGAAAACCTTTTACCGTTGTAAGGTAGTTTGCACTCAGACAAGTTATTTACTGTGTTTCTTTGGCTAGGAACTGGTCTAATACCAAAGTATAAGTTGTTGGATACTCTATATCCTTCCCATACCTGGTTTACCCAATACCACTCTACTGATTCTCCTTTTGATTTATCTACCTTGTATTGTTCTGGTACTTCCATCTTTTCCATTTCTCCCATTTCATTAGGATAGGTTAGAATACCAACCTTTATAAGATACTTCCACACAACGTGGTAAACTATTACTTTTGATCTACGTAGATCCTTGTCGTCACGTATTGCTGATTGCATTCCAGTTCCAACAGCTCTTAGAGTTAAGTGACCATTCTCGTCTTCGATAAGGTCCATCTCATCTTCTTTAAGCTCAGAGTAGAATCTATCAAAAACATCTGCAGGTGTAAGGTACATCCTACGAGTAGCCCATTGACCATCCTCTATATATTCTGTATCTGGTGATTTATCATAGTCAATGTCTAGAGGTGATACTACCTCATAAATCATTTTATCACCAATAAGTCCTTTGTAGGTAAAGCATTCACCAGCTATCATCCAGTCGTGGAAAAGTCTTTTAAACTTTTCTTCTAGTCTTTGTCTATCTATGATGATGTCCAGAGCGGCCTCACCCATTATAGCTCTTTGGTCTCTGTAGTTTGACAGTGTTTTCTGTTTTACCTTTTCAGGAGTTTCAACAGGTTGGCTAGGTTGACCAGTATCTACACCCTTTTCATTAAGGGCATTAATTAGTTGTTGTTGTAGTGTCTGCAGCACTTCCTTATAAACAGCATCCTGCATGTGATTAGCAGCATCTGCGTTATGTACTTTAACTGCAAAAGCAAAAGGTCTTTTTTCATATTCTCCCTCCAATAGATCTATGTTGGGACGAATAATTGTGTAAGGTCTTAATCTTGCTGGCCAATTAGTGTAATCAGCATTAGAAGAGTTAAGAGGGTTTACTACATATCTAAAGTAGGAATCTGGAAGTCTGTTGTTATAAGCTTCGTAGAATATCCTTACATCTCGTACTGTTGGGTTTACTATTTCATCTACAAAGGTACAAGCTGAGATGTAATGATCCATCACACTCTTTGTATGTTCAAAGTTATTAGCTCTCTTTATTGAATCAGAGACACGTAGCTTTGGTACTCTAGTTGTTTTACTTTTTACTTGTGCCATGTTACATTATTAAATCATTATTTGCACCATCTGGTATCATTTCTCTTCTGGATAACATATAGTTTCCTCTCGACTCCTCATCTGAATACAGTGGTCTGTTAAATATATGATCTTTGTTTCGTTTAGTTTGTAGTTCTACCTGTTGTAATTCAGCTTCCTGTATTACCATCATTAATACTAGTAAGCATGAAATTCTGTCAAAGTTACCATCTGGACGGAACTTTATCAACTCCTGGAGTAGTGCTCTATCGTATATCCTGTCTAAGTTAAGAACATATTGAGTTTCATTACCAACTATTTTCATAGCTCTTTCTTTTAGGAGCCAGTCAGTAGCTTTTTGGAGTAATTCTGGTTTGTTGGATTCTTCTATCCTTACAAAAAACTGCCTTCCAGACATTTTCTTGAATTCCTTATCGTGGTTAAATACGGTAGGCCTTTCCCCACAATACTCTAAAAAGTTATGGTCTTTTGCGTAGTTTAGTAGTTCCTGTCCTCCACCCTTTATTTCAGTGTGCACTATGGCATTGTAGAACCTTGCAGCAAGGAATACGTTTCTATGGAAGTCCCTTACTCTAGGTGGTCTTCCTGCATACCAAGCCACAAGAATATCATCCTCTGTAGGGAACATGTTGTTTATCTTTTTGTAGACATAGTAGGTTCCTAATGAAACCCAGTCTGTGGCTTGATCTGTATCAACAGCAAAACAGTCAGCAACAATGTAGTATAAGCTACTTGGAACTTTACCAAACTCATCCTTTAATGGTGCTTCAAACATTGTAAATGCACCATTAAGTACTGTTTCTGTCTTGTGAGGATATTGATCTACAGGCTCTAGTTTGGGGTTAAGTTTAAACCTTACAGCCCCCTCGTCTATTTCTAATTCCCCAACCTTTAATACCCCCTTTACATCTGGTGTATTGTCTACGTACTGTAGTTGTTTTTGTAGTTGTCCTACAGGGAATGGGTTGTTGTTAAGACGCATTAATGCTTCAGAGGGGGTAAATGGTTGTTCTGAAACACGTTTATCAAGTAAGGCTTGAGATCTCTTGGAAAGCTTTTCTCTTTCTTCTTCTCTGAATGCTTTAGCTTTAGCAAAGTCAGTATTACCCCACTTGTCCATGAACTTAGTCATGTTAGCCCAAGAAGGAAAAAAGAACCCATGATCCTTTGGTAGTGGAGCTTCTTCCCAACAGTTTTCAAATGGTAGGCACTCGTATGCTTCAGGATTAAGGAAGATCTCTTCAAGACCTGCTATACCTGGCCCTTGCTCTCCTCCAGTACCCCACACACACATCATTGCAAACTTAACACCACCTTGTTCAGCCAAGTCTTTAGCTGTCATCCAAGCATCTACAAGGTTAGGAAAAGAACCACCCTCCTCAAAGTTTACATAACCACGAGCACCTCGAAGTTTACGTGGATGATCAACTACTGCTCCCTGTATCTCTCCACCAGTTTTCTTTTCAGAACCAGTCTCAGGATTAAAATAAGAAGCTCTCTTGTGTAGGTCTTGATCTTTATATTGACGTAAGTGTTTAAATGCTCTTTCAGTTTGTTCGTTATGAAAGTTAATCTGATCCCATGCTTTAGAAAGCACACCATCCTTGTTAAGGTATCTTTCAATAGCTACAAAGAAGAATACAGGATCTTCAGTTTGGAAGGTATATTCGTGTACTCCAAATGAAGATAGTAATTCAGAGAAACCAGTATCACGAGGTTTTAGTACTGATAGATTTAAGCCTTCTTCTTTTGCCAGTTGATAGTCTTTACTAAAGAAGTAGTGTATAGGCCAGAACCTAGGGAACGTAGTAATACGTTTTGCCGACTTCTTTTTCTTATCCCCCTCAGCAATAACTTTCATTTGCTTATAGTTGAGGAAGTGGTAGTACTTACCAGGTATCCATAACTTGGTTATAGGATTTTCATATCCTTCTATACAACGTTCTTTCTCTCTTCCCCAGAATATGTTGTACTTTTTAGAATTAAATACCTCACCACAGTACTTACCTTCTTTCATGAACTTATTAGCTGCTGGACTAAATAGTTCAGTATGCTCAAAAAACGAATTAAGGAGTAAGTCCTTGTTGAACTTACCCCTTACTTTTTGAACTTCTTTTGCTATGTCTTGTATTTGAAATGTTTCAATCATCTTCGTCCTCTTCTGATATTTTACCTGGTGCCTTCTCAGCACCATCCTTCATCCAACCTATTTCATGATCTCCTTTAGATCTTGGAGTACCAACTAATCCAAGGTTAACTTGTTGTTCAAGTTCTTGTATTGTTTGTGCCATTCCTGGTAGTTGTCTGAGTGTAGTCATTACTTTAGCTGGATCATGTACTACACCACCAGAGGAGTTACGCTCATTGAGATCTATACTATTCAGATGAGCTTCAAACTTCTCTAAAAAGTTTTCAACAGTTGAAAGTAGTCTTCCAGTTTTAGACTTAGTTCCTTTAATAAACTTAGGTATTAGTAGTTTGAGTTGTGTAGACTCTTCCCAGTCTGCAGGAAACTTACAGTCCTTTCTAGCCTCCTCTAGTCTCTCCTTACTTGAGTAGTCTCTGTAAGGGGATTTAGTAGAATATGCGAGACAAAGATATTTTATTTCCTCTTTTGCTCGTTTCTTAAATCTGCCTTGGGCATCTCCTTCTTTCTTGTTGTACTCTAAAGTAAGTAGAGCTTGTACCTCAGGAACTAATTTTACCTCCTCAGTTACAAACTCTACCTCACCCTCGTCGTTTATTTTGAACCACTCCATTATTTACTCTTCTCCGTAAGGTTTATACAATGGGTATTTGTTTCTAAAGGCTGTCCACCGTTTAATCATTTCTTCAAAGTCCCCAAGTACTAATATCTCATTATTTTTACCTGCTAATAATATTGTATGTTTTGGACCTTTAAAGGCAGTCCAATCATCAGGATAAGCATACTCACCTACTGCCCTGACATCCTCCCAACCAAAGGATAGTCTAAATCCATATTCTTTAGCTGATACTTGTACTTCTGGAGCACTTCTAAGCTCACCAGTTATTAGCTCACTGGAGTCAGGCTCCTGCTGTCTTTGTACAGCTTCCGCAACAGGTACTCTAAATACTTCTGTAACTATTAATGGGTTGTTAAAGTTTTCTTCCTGTTCAAATTCTTCTTTCATAGTTTTTGTTTCTTGTCCTGCCAAGAGTTTAGTTTTATTCTACCAGTTCTTACATCCTTCTTAAATCTTTCAGCTTGATCTGGAGTCATTCCCTCAAGATACTGTAACATTTGTATCTCTTTGGGTTTGGATTTGAATACTCCAAGATAAGGCCATCTTATGCAATCAAAGCTATTAGATTCAATAATGATTCTAGTATATTCTGATTGAGTAGTAATTATGTTTCTAACTACTTCTACAGTAAGCCCAAGTTCATGAGCTACCTCCTTTATGATAAAATCGTTACAGAATATCCGTTCCATTATACTGTGAACTCATTTAAAGTTCTGTCTATAAATTGTTTTTGTGTATTTAGTCTTGCTAGTATAACCTCTCTTACCTCAGGGGACAGCTCTTCAATTATTGTTTGTATTCTCCAGAGTAGCTCGCCACTACTAAACTTTTCTTTTGTAGTATTACCCAATGTTAATTCTCTAAGAACTATATCCTTTGTGAATACACCCTCCCCTGTATTTTGTGTAACACAAGTAACAATATTGTTATTTACTCTTTTAAACCAGATTTGTTCCATCTATTGTTATTTTTTGTTTGAAGAATAAAGGATGAAGTTTGTCCTCTTTGGTTATTACTCCCTTGTTCTTAAACTTGTTTATGTAATTAGCTGTTACCTGCAAACTTTGGTTTAACTGATTAGATACCTCTATTCTTAATTCTTTAGTGATATAGTTATCTCCTGCAGTTGCCAAGATTACAGCAATAACAGTACACTCCTTAGGGCTTAGGCCATTAGGATTGTCCTTGGTGATAAAAAGCCCTGAGAGGGATCTTACGAACCCTCCCAAGGATTTAGGTTTAATCAGTTGTTCAGTCATTAGCCTTCTACTACTGGTGTAGTGTCTTGAATTACTTCTTCTGTGAAATCAATGTAGTATGCTCTACCAGGGATAAACAGTGCTGCAGTATCCTTGTTAATCATACCTAGTTCTATTTTACCAGTTGGTGTCCATTTAAAGAAGTTCTTATTTTCTTCGCTACCTGTCATTACTGGTTGTAGTGTTACAGCTGCACCCTCGGCATAGTTGATAACACTGTGTACAATGAATTTTGCTCTTACCATTTTATTGTTTAGTTTAGTTTAGTTTATAATCCTTCTTTCTTACGTTCTTCAGCCAACCATTGTTTATAATCTTCATCTGCCTTGGTTAGTGGTGCTGGCATTTGACTTGTTATTTCTATGCTGGGCTTTTGCAGTTCCAATTGTTTTTCAGCGTCCTCTCGTTGCTTAAGTCTACGCAGCAATTCAGCATACTCCACTCCTGCAGCAGCTAATCTAGCTAGAGCATTAACGAATAATTGTTCTTTCCATCTAGCTCTTGGATTTACTCTTTCTTTAATGTTTTTGAAGATATAGTACTCCTGGTGGATGAGTGTTGATGACCATCCATCTTCCTCCTTTTGTCCTTCTACCCTATCTCTTGAATGTCTATCCAGTCTTAGATAGGCCACATCTTTATTACCTTCTGGGGTAGCTACCTTGTGAACAGTTATTGTAAGGATAAACTGTGACTCTGACTTATCATTGTCTTTGTTTATGTTATCCTGATAACCCTGTATGATTGATCTTAGAAGTTGTTCAGAGAATGAACTACCCTTAGGTATTTCAAATACTTCTCCTACTTCTATTTCTCCCACCTTATCTTTTTGATTTTCTTGCATAGTTAGTTGGTCTTTTTCTCCTTCTGGAGTGTCTTAGTTGTTTAGCTTGACTTCTGTTACCCCCCTTGTGAGGATGCCACTGGAAAGTGGATGAGCTTAGTTTGTTTAATCTTAATAGTTTAATCTCACCTTCCATAGCTTGCCTTTCAGCTTTGCTTACTGCTATGGCATCCTTTAGGGCAGCTTTTTCTTCTTCAGTTTTAGCAGCTACTATCCTTTCTACCATATCCTCGTTAGACTTGGTTATGGCTAGTTTTAACTCACGAATTTTTTGTTTTCTAAGGTCTATACTTTTCATGCTTCTATTTTTACTGAAGTCCATGCACCACAATCTTTACACTGACACTTTCTTTTCTTTACTCCTGCTGCTGTAATGCTGTAACCACGATTTATAAGGTTTATACTTCCACATTTGTTACAACCATGTTTATCCATATCCATGTAATTTGTAATTACTGGGTGGTTTTTCATGTATGGTCTTAATCTTAGGTATACCTTTTCTAAGACTTCTACATCACCTATGTTGTACTCCACCATTTTAGGTACAGAGGAAATATCTCCTTTAGCTATCTCTAGCCACATACCCTGATCATGACTTACCTTACCCTCACCAAATAGAAACTTACCAAGGTAGTCAAGTCTATTTGATGTAAATTGTGCAATCTTCTTTACCTCTTTTAGCGTGTCTACTGTGGCAATGTGAGGAAGAGGATCTAAACCATGATAGATAAGTCTGGCATTAAGTTTCTTTAAATCAAACTTATCACCATTATGGTGTACTATAATGTCTGCGTCTATTAAAGCTTCTCTCAATGTTTTGCAAACCTGCTTGTCATCTTTATTCTTTGAAATTTGTACTGACTTTGTTTCCTTACCAAGTTCCTTCCATGCTCCACAGATTATAAACCAGTCCTGCAGTATTCCATCATGGGGTATTCTATCTGGGTAGAGACTAAATGTTGTTGTTATCATTAGGGAAGTCTCTATATCCCAGAGAATAATTTTTGGTTGTTTACTCATTTTCTTTTATTAAGATTAAACTATTGAAGAAGTTCTTTTTGGGGATGACTATTTCATTAGGTTCAATTGAAATATGAGCCTGTTGTTTTATAAGGTCATTGAGAATTTTTTTATACTCTTCCATTCCAGCTTGACCTGTGTGTAGCATATACATACCTGAACTTGTGCCCGAAGATGCAGTAGTAAAGGTTGCATCGTATATTGTATTGAATGCCGCTGCCGCTTGTGTCATAAGGTCTAATTGTGCTATTTGTTCCTCTTCTGTCATTTTGTTTGTATGCTATTTATCATTTGTAGAAAGATTTCTTCTGGAGTATCTAGCTTCATTAAGTTAATTGCTGTACATACTAGCTGTACATTTTCTTTTGTATAACCTTTTTTTGAATCTTTTCTGTCAATTGATAACGAGTAGTATTTATTATTACTGTTAAACTTTATGCCTGTATAAATACAGCGACTATCCTGCTTAACTAGTAGTTCTCTTAAGTAATCTAAGTCTATATCAAAATCTAGATGCTTTTTAACACTTCTTTTCTTTGCTGAGTTTAGTCTTAAGTCTAATATTTTACAAGTTCTACATTTAGTTTTTACTCCTGTATCAAACTTGATTGGATCATCTTCACCACAAATACCACATTCTTGTTTGGCCTTTCTCCAATTCATGCTTCAAATATAAAACTAGTTTATTAGATCTCCAAATATTTTTTGTGTTTTATTTTAGTGCCTCTGGTAGGACTCGAACCTACTCACCCCTAAGGGAACAGATTTACAGTCTGTCGTAACTCTCCAACTTTACCGCATAGGCTTAAGTACTCCTAACAGGAATCGAACCTGTACCCCTATTACTAGGGAAGGGATTTTAAGTCCCTCGCGTCTACCAGTTCCGCCATAGGAGCAATTGAGGGGAAGGTAAGGATCGAACTTACGACCTAGACATTAACAGTGTCTTGCTACTTCCGCTGAGCTACTTCCCCTTTAGTACTTTAGGAGGGACTCGAACCCCCACGCCTTTCGGCACCAGATCCTAAGTCTGGCGTGTCTACCAGTTCCACCACTAGAGCGTAAGGTGTTAGATGAGATTTGAACTCACGATCAAGGTTCCACAAACCTATGCTTTAGGCCGCTAAGCTACTAACACAGTAAGGTATCCAGGATTTGAACCTGGGAATCTCTTCCTTCCAAGGGAAGCGAGGACGACCGGACTCCTCCAATACCTTATAAACAATAAACCCTCCACGTAGGAGGGTCTTATGTTTTGATAAACAATACTCTAGCCCTCCCTAAACTTTGGGTAGTAAATAATTGGGATTTAGGAGGTGGGTATTTCTCATGTGGTAAAGGTCGTTAGAGGATATGAATTAAGCAAGTTTTTGTTGGATTATTTCTTCTAATTTTTTAGGATAAGCCACCATTATTTGCCTAATTACAAGGTTTTTAGGGTCTGCTGATATTAAAGGTTCTTTCCAATCAAACCAAACTCTTAGGAAATCTTCATGAGGTATTCCTCTCTTTTCCCCTATTTCTGGATCTAGTAAGTGTATCTTTTCCTTATCCAATTCAACTACTACACTAGAATGTCCATTAGGCATATCCTCCAAACCAGAGTTTAAACCTGGACTAAACCAATCTACTATTACTGGGATATTGTGGTCTAACCAGTACTTAATGTCGTCTAGTGTGCTGTCGTTTTGAATAATACATCCCAGTCCATACGACTCGATTGCTGCTTTCATGTCAGTATCGTAACAACCAAGTTTGTAGGTATGGTTACATCTTTTAGCTATTTCTTCCTCAGTAGTATCTATGTGGTAGTAATACAGTATCATTCGTATTGATGCTGGGCCACATAAGCTAGAATCACTCTGTTTGAATATTGGTATCTCTATCATAGGGTACAAAGGTCTAAAAAGTAGGGGTAGGAGTCAAGGATATTAGTGGATATAACTTAGTCCCCTGGGTCTTAAGGGGTTAGAAAGTACCCCCCTACCCTAAATTATTAAGCCTGTGAATTGAGTAAGGTACCCGATCACTCTAACTCCCCCTCATACTTGGAGTGAATCTTGTACCCCCTAACCTAACTGTTATGAAAACGAAAAGTTATGGAATTTGAATATTATCTGCAATTGGCTATTGAGGAGTATTTAGTGAAGTTTGGTGATGATGGGTTGACAGTTCATCTCCTTCATAAGTTAATAACAAGAGCTAATAAATTGCAAAAAGAGGCTGAAAATCGTCTTAATAAAGCTTAAATATTTCCTCCTGTGGGTATGTAGCCAGCGCAGGGTAACATAGATTGGAGTCATTATGACTTAGCCAATGTTACAAGGAATACTGGCAGCGAATGCACCATAACTCATGTAGATATAAAGACTTCTTAGCAATATGTAAATATATCAAGACTATTGAGCATTAAGGACTGTAAACAGTAAATATAGGCTCTACAACTACTTGAATGACTAAGATGTGAAACTACCTGATTACAAAAACTAACCACATACCAAGCGCAATATGAGTATAGGCTCTAATCCTATCAAGGTATAAGTATTGTGTGGCAGGTAATCAGCTCCCAAGGATGAGCAGTTGTAATAGGTAGCCCAGCGAGAATATCGTGGCAAGACACTCCTTCAATGGGAGATTACAGAACTATTACAACTGAGTTGCAGAGGGTTAAAATATTTTAATATTATCGACAAGTTGAATATAATTGGACAATAGTATTTGATCCTAAATTAATCTAAAATTGGTATCATTGTGGTTTTACTAGGTGTATTATTTACGTCTGCTGTCATTGCTTATGCAATCCAATCAGCACATGTAACTGGTTACTAGTATGTTGAGCCTGCAATATGGCTCAACCACCAAGGACACGATCACTCTAACATTCTCTCAATTTGGGCAATATTGCCACATTATCTAACCCTATACGGTTATGAAATTCTTGAAAACGTCCATCAATAAGAGTGGACAACAGTTCATCCAGTGTCGTGAAGAGTCAGTGGATGATGATGGTGTAGTTACTGCAACTCAGGGCTTCATCGAAGTTGCACCTGAAAAGGCAGATGGCTTGATTGCGAAACTCCAGAACGGAGAACGCAAGGCTGAATTCGGAGCCAAAAACCGCACAACTGGCCTTTATGAGGTCATTGTGTCGAAAGTTGAGGCTGAAACTGCAGCGTAATGTAAGTTGTAGTTAATGGGTTAGTGCTCTCTGTAGAGGGAGCACTTTCCTATGACTTTACGTAACTAAAGTTGTATTGATAGTGAGTAGCTACTAATGTAGTTATTCACTAACCAACACGATCACTGTAACTATCTCTCATACAGGGTTAGTTATTCAATAGTCTAATTAGTTGTTATTATTCTAATAGTCTGTAGTAATACTAGCTATTTAACTAGTAATCAATTAGTTATTCATATTCTCTATTCATTATGAACATGATAAATCATTATTCAATAGTCTTGCAAGCTATTGATAGTCAAATAATTGGTGTAACTTATTTACACTTGCAATAGTTTTAATAGTTATTAGCGTGAGGATTGAATGTGATAGTTAGTCCTATACCCTATATTTCAACCTATTTTAACTATCAACCTGGAATTGCCTTTAATTAAGCTATTAAGCTGGCTGGTATTTATACCTCTAATTTATAGCTATTCAACATACAATTAATTACTCAAAACATACAATCTAACCACCACTTTATGGCACATTCAAGCAAAGAACAAGTATTTGAAGTACTATTTCAGGAACTTAAAGAAGGTGGAATGGCAAGTGAATAGACAAGAAAATATTATGATTTTGAAATCATAATTAGTACATTCATATTATTCTCATCAAATAGTGTGAATAGAGAAATTACTAGTTGGTTGTGAGAATTGATCTTCTCATGTATCCACGGAATAGCAGCATTCACGACTCTGTAAACAGGGAAGTAAAACATGCGACTAGTAATTTCTTACTTTATTTTACTTATAACACACCTTTTTCCCTCCTTAAAAGAAAGAAAACCTGTTAGTTTAATATGCCAGCTGTATCAAGTCTGTTAAACTGTGCACGAATTCTAACAAAGGATTCACAGTACTAATCAATTGGTCATGAGATGGTTACAACCGACCTTTGCTACTAATTGTGGGATGTCAACGCAAGCAATTGATTATCAGGGATATTTGCGGGGCTTACTGTACCTGATCCAAGCTATTCTCATAGCAAGTTAAAACTGGCCTAACCAGAGTAACACAAAGCTAGAGTGAGAAATTAGAATTTCCAAGTATAATGTTGTTTATTTACTAAACAGTATTCAGTAACTAAACAGTGTTTACTTTATAGATACAGTCAGGTAGTGACATATTGTCACACAAATTGAGGAGTGATTTGAGACTGACAAAATGACACTCACTCCAATGTATGATAGCCTATAATGGGATACGTTTGTATGTCTGAGTTAAAACATGGGTAAAATATTACAATTCGGGTTTTTGTAATATCTTGCTAAACAGCTTGCTGAACAACATGTATAGGACACCGTGGAAAAGCCCATTATTTTACTGAACTAACAAAATCTAACTATATGCCTATTAAACAAACAGAACATAGGAGAAAGAATGGTGGCCTTAAACCAAAATCTCCAAACAATCCAAATCCTGACCCTAACTCTAAACGTTCAAAAAAACGTAAGGCTCGTGGATTCAAATCACTTGAGTTATCTTCTCGCAAACACAAAAGAGCAGAGAGAAGATTGGCGATTAGCCAAACAATTGCTGGTAAACGTTATCCAGCAGGAACACCTGTAGATGGTGCATATAGCCAAGATGATTTTACTTATCATTCAGGTGGTGCACGTAAGTATCACGCAACAAAATAACCAAGCATGGCAAAGAAAACAGGATTTAACAAAGTTCTTGGAAGACAAGACTATGTTGTGAAAGGTCTAAGGATCTACAAAGGTAAAACCAAAGAAGGTAAAGCAATCACAGAAGAGCTTACCTACCTTGATTTTACTGGTAAGTAACGATTTAACTCTTCTGCTTGAAGACAAACAACTACTCAAACCAGAGTTTACTGGGCTGTAGTAATACATTCGGTTAATCCGTAGAGAGTGCGCTGTTCTAGCAGTTAATGTTTGTTGTAGAGATGTGGGACTCTGGAGTAATGCACATTCCAACTAGAAAATTTGGACAGAAGAGTTATTAATACTAAAACTATTACTTTGTATTACCGAAAACTGGGGTGCAGTTGCTAGGGGTGTGCACACTGAGCAATCAAGACGAAAACCTAAATTCATACAGTTCGAGTAGTAGTTTTAACATAACCAGCACATACCAACAAACACTGGTTCATAGTGGTATAAGGTGATAAACCACTATTTTAAAACATTGCAATCACGGAAGACAATGACAAACTACACATATTGAAGGCTTCAGGGTATTAAGGTTCCCATTACGCGAATGGAGAAAGGTATTCACCGAACAGTAATGATAGTTATGAGTCTTGAGCCGTGTGGGTTAGTATTAGAGTTGCTTTTGTAACTTGATGACTAACCTAAAATAATAGGCTAAACATTGATCCTTATAACAAGAGAGTTAATACTCCCTGTAATGAGGGGAAATTACATATCATTACTAACAATACATATCGCATATTGTTACTCTTGTTTAAAAAGTAATAACTACTTGAACGGAATACAGGAAGCATAATGGAATCCAATGCGTGTTAATTAAGCTGGAAAGGACTGAGGAGTAGTAGATGATAAATCGACTTAAAACTCTGAAACTCACAGAACTGTGTTATTACTTTTAATTTGAATTCTCTAAACCATAAACTATACTTTATGAAAAGATTCATTATTCTTATTGTTGCAGTAACTTTAATTGCTTTTATAGCAATGAGTTGCTCAACGTACACCTGCCCTACCTATGCTGGTAGTAAAGCAGATCATCATCGGGTGAATTAGTTAAGCACTAGAAATTAACATTAAATAATTATATGAAAATACAAATAGTGAAAAAGGATAGCAGTAAGAAATTCAATTTTCTTGCTGGTATAAATCGTGCAATTCGTCCAGCGCAAGTAACTAGACTAGCAGAGTCTCTAAAGAAAATGGGATGTCTTAGACCAGTTGTTATTGCCCACCTCTCTTTTAAAGAGCTAGTAGGTAACTACGTTATTGATGGTCAACACCTATTTCATGCACTCATTCGTAATAATATGGATATCCCATTTGTTATGATAGATGTAGCAGATGAGCAAGACTTAGTAGAAAAGTTAGCACTACTAAATAATAGCTCAAAAAGTTGGACACTTGCTGACTATCTACAGGTGTGGGCATGGAGAAGTGAGGAATATAAAAAGCTTCTCAAATATTACAATACCTATGATTTTGAAATAGGAATTCTTGCATCTATTCTTTCTGGTAGGGTAGATGGGGGATCACTTACGCAAATGATTAAGCGTGGAAAGTTTAAGGTTGTAAATGAAGAACAAAATAAGAATCTGTTAGATTATCTAACGGACGTACTTGCAATAGTTCCTAGAATGCGTAGATTTGAAAACAGATACCTCTGCAAAGAGTATGTGACGTTCTATCGTGCAATGGGTAGTAAGTATGACCATGCAAAGTTTCTTAAAAAGCTAAGCAAAAACAAGCTAGAATTTGTGCTTGCAACACAAGAACCAGGTAAGCTAGTGAATTTATTCACTCACTTGGTATAATAAAGTACTAACATTAAATGTGAGGAGCACGGTTTTATAGACCTCTCGTATATAGGAATAGTACGCACAGTTAATGTTTAAACAAAAACAAACATGATTTATTTAATTTATTTATTTTGTTACCTTTTAATAGGGATAATAGTAGTGGTTTTTGAAATCATTAAAGAACACTTAATTGCACCAATTAAATTGCAGGATATAATTGATGCTGGTAAGCCAATGATTATAGTGCTACTATTTTGGCCAGCCTATTTAGGTTGGTTAGTATGGAAAAAATTTTAAAACAAACACAAGATGTTTAAGCAAAAACAAAAACAACTGATTGAGATTTCTCAATCAACATCTGGCACAACCACAATGGAATCACCATTTGTAGCAGCTGCAAACAAGAAATCAGCACGTACCTTAAGTGGTAATGGTGCACTCAAATACTCAACAACAGGTAATGACTTTGTTGATCAATTTGGTAAGCTAGGATCTTATAAAACTCCTCGTACATATGAAGAGATAGCTAATGATATGGCAACACTGTGGGCAATAAACCCATTGCTAACTGTATGCTTTACTCTGTTCATTCGTATGATTACAAGAGTGGTAGTATCATTTGATGGTATCAAGACAGCATCACCTCAACGTGGAGCAGGATTGAAAAATGAAGGTATTATGAGAATGATGTGGATTAACATCAATCATCGTGATACGTTCTGGAAGAACTTTGGTTTATTTGTTATGGTGGGTTCATGGAAAGATGTCTTTGTGATGTTGTCCTTAGATCTTCAGTATAATGGATGGAAATCAAGAATGTTAGATTGGGATAAGTTTGGACAAGCAATACTTGTTGGACTTGAGAATCCTAATACTACCAACTTGGTTAAGAAATATCTACCCCAACTAAAATCAAACGCACAGTGTAAAACATTGGAATCACAAGCTAATAACATCATTGCAAAATGGTTGTGCAGCTTGTTGTTTGGTGGTAAAAATGGTGATACACAGTTTCAGAATTATAAGAAGTATCGCCAGTTAAAAACCAGTGGTACAGCTCACACATGGCAACAACACATATCTCGTAAAGATCTAATTAAGCTTGACTTTAATACTGTACATGGTAGAGCTTTAGCTCAAATGGTGTCAGGTAAGTTCTTGGCTAATAACGGATTAGAGAAGAGGTATGAGGAATGGATAGCTAACAAACCAATAGCTAAGTTTACTGGTTATGTAACTGAGTTGTTCATCAAAACTCCAGAGAAGAAGTATCAAATTGATACATTGAATGCTCAGTTCAATGGATTAATAGAAACAGCAAAAAAGAGTGCAATTACTGCAACAAACTTTATTTCTGTTGTTGATACCAGTGGTTCAATGAGTACACCTAATAGTGGAATCAAGATGGAGAATGTGGATGTTGCTAAGTCATTAGCATTATTCTTCTCACAAATGTTAAACAAAGGTCCATTTGCTAACGCATGGTTTGAGTTTAACAGTTTTGCGGTTCTTCATACCATTAAAGGTTCAACACCTTGGGAGAAATGGTGTGACATGAAGAGATATAGTCATACTGGTAGTACAAACTTTATTTCAGTAGTAGAATATCTAATTGATATCAGGAAAAAGAATCCAAAGTTAGCAGAATCAGATTTCCCACAAGGATTTCTGGTAATGTCAGACATGGAGTTCAATCCTACTCAGTTTGGTACTAATACTGAAACTGTATTCAAGAGATTGCGTACAGTATTCTCTAAAGAGTTTGTAAACAACTTTAAACTTGTATTCTGGAACCTACAAAGCAATGCGTATGGTCGAGGAACAGGTGAAAAGTTTGAAACACATGGTAATGAGAAGAATGTATTCTATTTCTCAGGATACGATGGTAGCATAGTAGCATTCTTAACTGGTGTGGAGGGTAAAGCTGAAAAGCCTACACCCACTACTGCAGAAGAGTTGTTCAAAGCCGCTATGGACCAAGAGGTTCTTAAACTTGTAGAAATTTAAAATCTTACTGTGACAAGTAAGTGGGGCGGCAAAAGTGATAGGTGTAACAGCCTATCACTTTTATAAGAGCAGAAACAGCAAATTTAAAAACAATCAAAGGTTAATTGATAAAGTTAAATCACTGCTCTGATAAGATTACCAACAGCAAATCAAAAAACTTCTAAATTTACTTGGAAAAACAGATGGTAATCTGATAAGTTCTGTAACAGCAATTTTAAAGCTAATTCCAACAGTGGGTCGCAAGTTCGAGTCTTGCATGGTTCGTAAGAGCCATTAGCTCAGGTGGTAGAGCAACCGTCAATGCAAAAAAATTCAGAACTGATAATGTGAGTAACAGCAATTTTAAATGAATTTGGTTCCGTAGACGTAGGTTCGATCCCTACACCCCTACCATAAGGTTTGGGTTCGTCTAGTGGCTAGGACAACGTAAAATTCTCACATGATAAAGTGTCACGCAGCAAAACAAAAACTATTCTTTTTGAAACAGAGACGAAGCTTGGAGGCTAGTAATAGTACGGGTTCGATTCCCCGAATTTGACACTTGTTAAACAAACAAACTATGAAACATTTATTCCTTATTCTAATCCTATTTGCTACAGCTTGTTCTAAACAGGATGTAGCACCCAAAGCACCAATAACTATTGAAGGCAATTGGAGCTTTGATTTCACTGATAAAACTGTTGGTGGCTCATTTACTATTGAAACAGTAAATAATAAACTGGCAGTGACTAAAGGTTCTTATTATACTACCTGTTGTGGTGGTATTAAGAATACAGTAATCATTGGTAAAGTTACACAACTACCTGATGATAAGACAGTTATTACATTACAAGGAGCTGATATTAGTAATGCACTGATACTGCATGTAAGCTCTATTAGTACAGATGGTAACACAATAATCAGTGATAATACTACTGATTACCACACGTTACAGTTCTGGACACAAGTAGTAACAATTAAACGTACACTCTAACCTTCTCTCATGTATGGCTAGACATTTATTTAAAGTACCATTACCAACAAGTGATATGTTTATTTATAGTGTTAGCCTAAAAAAGAAAGAAATAGGTTATGAAGTAAGAGATCCTGAAGGTAAGTTGCTTGAAACACCAGGAGTAGCTAAGATCACAACAGATGCTACCAAAGCATATTTTGATTCTAGATTTATTCCTATTGATCTGATAAAACACATTGAAACAGTATTATCATGAAACAAAAGAAAACACCAAAACCACAGCAGATGTGGGATGTTTGTATAATGTTGAAACAAGGTGATGATAGAGAACCAAGACACTTATCAACACCACATTATAATTTACCTTATAAGCTAGCCTCAACACTTGGCAAAGCTGAAGAAAGTAAACCTACTAACCAAAAAGGTACATTCTATAAGTTAGTAAAGAATGGAGAAAAACCTACAAAACAAATGAGTATACCATTTCAACATAGTATACCAAATGAGTTAGTAGTTATGTAAGTAAATTAAGCAGTCAGTTATATTTAACCCCTTTCCAATGGATGATGATGAATTGCTTGTTGAGGATGAGAACGAAATATCGTTTCAAGTCCAAGAGTATGTTCAAGGAAGTAATGGTGCAATACCAGAACTTCCTGAAGACTACGAAATAGTCAAGGGTGGTTATCGCAGCAGAGAGTTTTAATAGCGTCATTTCGCCCAGTAACTGGGTTAGTTAGTGACTAAGAAATTAGTTAAGCAACAAATAGAGTTAATGCTTAGATTAGCGTTTAAGCACAACAAAGAACAATGAAATTGAGATGCCCCTCGCAAGGGCTAATCATTCCTTGACTTTTTATTTTTAACCAAACAAAAATTGAATGAGATGGATAATAACCATACTACTGATAATAAGTACAGGTCTGGTAAAAGGCCAAGACTCGCTACAGTGTATTTTGGAGGAACGAAATATCGTAGAGTTCTCAGAGGAGAACTTAAAGGAGTATATATGCCTAAAGAAAATAAAGCATCCTGAGATAGTATATGCTCAGGCTTTAATTGAGACAGGAGGTTTTACTTCAACAATATATAAACAGAATAACAATCTGTTTGGAATGAAGTATGTTTATGATTGTAAGTCATGCAAAATAGTAAAGCAGGCTCATCATAGACAAACAACAGCAGTAGGATCTAAATATGGACACGCAAAGTATAATCATTGGACACATTCTGTTGATGATTATCTATTATGGCAGAAGATGTTTAGTGATACCTGGATAAATAAAGAGAAGAACTATCTGTATTTGTTAGGTAAATACTATGCTGAAGATAAGAAGTACATAGAGAAAATAAGAATAGTGATAGCAAAAACAAGACAACAGTATTATGATGACAAGAGAAGAGCTATTGACTCTAAAATGGATGTCAATGCAGCAACTTATATCAGCACTCGAAGCAAAAAAGATACTGTTTGCTTATATAGTATGCTCAGGTAAAGGAACACACTTTTGGGTAATAGATGTAGACATAGTACCTACAGCTAAATTTGAGCAAGCTGTTACTATAGCAACTAACTTCTTTTTAAACTTAGATATTGATAAATACCTAAACCATATAAAGAATGAAAGATCCTAATGGTAGAAATCCAAGAGAAGAAGTTAAGAAGGCTCGTAAAGAGACTACTAATTATCTTGGTGACGTGCTTTATGTCGTCGATTCGTATAGATACTATGCAGATCAAAAACAAGCAAACATACACTTAACAGTAGGTAAACAAAGAATATGATAAGATTGGCAGCAGCAGCAGCAATTTTGGCTGTAATAGTCATAGTTGCTTGGGCAGTGACAGTAGTTGTAGGAAATTACACACAGCCTAAAAAAGAAGAAGAAAAACCAAAAGAAGAAACAAAAACAAACTAAACAATGAAAACAAATCAAATAGTAGGATTGGTAGTGGGAGTAGTATTACTATTTCTAGGACTTATGATGAACCCATTTTCCTGGAATGATGCAGGAAATCGAACAGTGGTAGAACAGGCTGGAGGAACACAATTTGTGGAATTCACTCCTGGTATTTTCTATGCTGGATTCTTTGCAAAAGAAACAGAATGGCCCAATCAGATTTCAGTAACTTATATGAAAGATCAGGCAGACCTCGATCTTCGTGATAATGGTATTGAGATTGGTAAGATTCAGGTAATGTTTAATGATGGAACTACAGCAGATGTAAAGGGTATAGCACAATTTGTGTTGCCTTCTGATGCTAAAGACATGATTTTGATTCACAATACACACAGAACCCCACAATCATTAGTTACTAAAAGATTAGCTACTTTCACTAAAGAATGTCTACAATCATCAGCTCAATCTATGAGTAGTGATAAGCATTATGGAGGAGGTAGAGCACAGATGTCACAAGACTTTATTGATCAGCTTCGTAATGGTGTTTATATATCCTTTACAGAAGAGAAGGTAGTCTATGATTCTGTAGCTAAAGAGAATAAAAGATTGTACATAACATCTGTTAGGAAAGGGGAAGATGGTCAGCCTACACGTAAAACTTCAGCAATTAAAGAATATCAAATTTCTGTTGCTGATGCTTCTATTGTAGACACTGATTATGCAGATGTAGTTGATCAAAAGTTGAAACAAGTAATTGATGCTGCAACCAAATCAGCAGTATCAAGACAAAACCTTATGACCGCACAGCAGGAAGCTTTAACAGCTAAAGCTCAAGGTGAAAAGGATCTTGTGGAGATAGAGTATCAACAAAAACAAGAGCAAACAAAACAAGTAGTAGAAGCTGAAACTAAAGTAAAGGTTGCACAACAAGACCTTGAACAACAAAAGATTCAGTTTACAGCTGCAACATTTGAGGCTAAGAAAAAAGTAACGTTGGCTGATGCTAGTGCTTATGAGAAGAAGACTACAATTCAGGCGGATGGAGCTTTGGAGCTTAAACTTAATGCTCTTGTAAATATTCAAAAGAGTTGGGCAGATGCTTTTAGTAAGTACCAAGGTAATATTGTTCCCATGTACCAGACGGGTAATGGTGGAACAGGTAATGGTGCTGTAAGCTTCATGGAACTTATGACAGCTAAAACGGCTAAAGATCTTGCTCTTGATTTGAATGTTCCAAAAGGAAAGAATCCTTAAAGATAGTAGCTGGATTGTAATTACAGCTAAGGTTAAACGTAAGATGTAATCATAGAAGATATTCTACTGGTTAATAACCAATTGTTACAGATAAAAACGTTAAAGTGGGGTGAGAATCCCTGCGCTAATACCACTTATGAAATAGAGCTGTTCATAAACTGTCCAAAGTCAGTATAAAGGTAGATGGGCGAAAATTGATACAATTGATACAAAAACTAACAAAAAAGTAAAATGGAAACTCCTAGTATTAAATTTAAACGTGCAGCCCTTGCTGGCTACGCATTTATCACACCCTCAATGAAGGGTCGTAAAATCGAGCTTGAAGTATCAAGCAATGTAACCGAAAAGAATCGGGTGATCAGTGAAACTGGTCGCGAAAGCTACATTGTTGGATTGAAAGCTATTGCTCCTGACAAGGTGCTGGCTGTGAAACAACTGTTTGCAAGTCGTGAAGAGGTTGATATTGAAGAAACCAATGGCCTGTTTTTGACAGGTAACATCTGGATCAACAATGGTCAACCAAGCACAGCTCTCCCTATGAAAGGTGAGAAGATTGATGTTACTATTGATGAAGTTGCTGATCGTGAAGGTGAAGCAGTTCTTCGTGTAACTAACTTGAAGACTCGTGCAGCTGAACAAGCTAGCAAAGTTAACCTGGACAATTTCTTTGCTGGAGAAGGACAGGAACAACCAGCTTCAGGTGAGTTGGTAACCAAGAAGTAATAATTTAACCCTAACTAAAAAGCTCATTAGTTAGGGTTACTTTTTTGACAACTAAAAGAAATATTTAAGGAACGAGATTAAACAAACAATGATATGAAGGATGATAACATTTATCGGGAGCAATACAAGCTACTGAAAAAGGCACTTAGAACGGCTGTCGCTGATTACATGAGATCAGAAGGATGCTCGTGCTGTGAAGGTCCAGACCATAAGGAACATAAGGAAGTTATCGCAAAACTTCTTTCAGTTCAAAAATACTCGGATGGCTCAGGGTACGATTTTTCAAAGTATGAATCTAAGGTAACCCCAACACTATGAACCCAACCGAAACCATGCAACGGCTTATTGAATTAGGAGCCTGTGAAGAAGCCCGCAAGTGGGCTAAAGATAAAACCGCCCAAGAATGTTGGGAACAATGCCATCGTGGAGATTGGCTCTTGTGGTGGGCAAAAAAAGAAGGTATTGGATTACGCGAATTGACGTTGGCTAAAGGTAAGTGCGCTGAAACGGTTATTCACTTGATGAAAGACCAGCGCAGTAAAAAAGCGGTTCAGGCGGCTATTGACTATGGTAATGGATTGATTACTGACGATCAATTACGGACTGCTTATGCTGCTGCTGCTTATGCTACTACTGATGCTGCTGCTGCTGCTTATGCTACTGCTGATGCTGATGCTGATGCTGATGCTGCTGATGCTGCTGCTTATGCTGCTGCTGCTGCTGCTGATGCTGCTGCTTATGCTACTGCTGCTGCTGATGCTGCTGCTTATGCTACTGCTGCTGCTGATGCTGCTGCTTATGCTGCTGCTGCTGCTGCTGCTGATGCTGCTGCTTATGCTACTACTGCTGCTGATGCTGCTGCTTATGCTTATGCTGCTGCTGATGCTGCTGCTGCTTATGCTGCTGCTGATGCTCGGAGAAAAGCAAGAGAAGAAAACCAACAAATGACAGCCGATATAGTCCGCGCCACAATTAACCCCACCTGGATATGAACCCAACAAAAGAAGAACTGGACGAGGCGATTGCATTTCTGAAAGATGGATTTCGTCAAGATGCCAGCAT